GTAACAGCATTTGGTACTTCTTTAGGATCTGCACCTTCTGCTCTTAGCGCATAGACTCCGTGTGCTGATGAACCACCAACTGCACGTATCTCGCCACCGTTGGACGCATAGTACGCATTGTAACAATAGTAAGTAAACATACCAACAGCTTCTGAGATACCACTATTTGTAACAAATAGTCCGTAGCCCATGTCGTTGATCTGTGTCCAGTCGTTGCTCAACATACTGCGATAACCAGCAGTGATTAGTTCAAAAGATTCCGCAACTGTACCGCCTGTGCCAGCATCTGTTTCCCCACTGGCAAATTCTACATACGTAGTTGTACATGCAGTAACGGTTTGAATACCGTTGTAACCACTGGCATCTCCACCAAATCCACTAACGTCAATTCTATTTCCAACAACAAAAGGAGCACTAGCTCTAGGCGTTGGAAATGTAATTCTTGCAGTTGATCCAGATCCACTACCGGTGCATCCGGTAATAATGCCGGCAATTGTGTTAGTATATGGTGTTGAACTATCTAAAACTAATGTAGCACTAGACCCATTTGCTCCTGTACTGAATACATAATTTCTTAGATAATTAACTTTATAGGTAATGCCTTCAACTACAAAAGTGCAGGGCAGTTGCGGTCTACGAACTAATTTGTCAACTTCAAAGACATAGTTTGCTTCGCTGCCAACGGTTGTTTTACTTCTAACTCTATACAGTTGGTTACCGGTATAACCGTCAATGAACATGCCACCGGCAAATCTTTGTTTGTTATTACTTGCAGAGAAAATAGAACCCTGCTGCGAGTAAGGAGACTTATTAAGGATCTGTCCTTCTGGATCAAGTACCTGCGCAAAGCCTCCGTGGCCTTGTACTGAAATTTGTCTAAGGATGTTAGCATCGTTCATCAAGAACACATCCATTTCTCTGTTATCTTTTGGAAAGTTAACATTGGTTGGATTATCTAACATGTTATAGATTGTATTAATCAATGCGCTGATTGTACCAACCGCTGTTGATTCTCTAGTCAACGAGAAGTTGATAATTTGAACAGCTTCGACATTAGTATTAGTTCTAGTAATTGGTTCGTTTTTAACAACTTTTTCTGCTAGAGTATTGATATAAGCAATAGCAGCCAGCGTACTGGCCTTTTGACTGCCAGTAATAATATTAGTAAATCCAGCTTCTTGGCTACCAGTTAACCCTAGTGCAATTAGTCCACTGGCACTTTGATAATACTTTAATGCAGCTTCAACTGATCTAGAATACCCACCGTAGATTAGGTCGTAGATGATAGCATCTATCATTAGACCAACGTCACGTTTGCAGAGAGCTTCGTTGTAGCCGGTAAAGGTAAGATTAACGTTTGTGATTACTTCTTCTTGGATGAATAATTTGTTTAATCCGAGAAGAGTTGCAGCATTAATATTGTTACCGCTGTTCTCAATTAATGGATAAATTGGTCTACTTGGATCTGTAAGATAATGATAACCATACTCATTGACAGTATAGATTTGCCATTGTGATCCGAACATCGATGTTGATGATAAGATATTGCTACCGCGATTTAAACGATATGTACCTTGTCCACCGGTAGTTCCAGTAAGTTGAGATATAATGTAGGTACCAATTGCAACAGTAGTTGCTCCCACAGCATTAATTTCCATGCCGTCTACAATGGTGCCGTTACTAACTCCAGACACAGTTAATGTAGTTCCGGAGATAGTTGCTGTAAATGTTGCACCACTACCAATAGTGGATATACTAGACAATTGGTCGTGAATTTTAACTCTAAGCTGCGTACTGTTAATAATCTGTGTAATAATACCTTCGCCACGTAGAGCACTGGTCTTCCAGACTTTTCCAAGCCAATTGGTACTTGTATTACCGCTGCCAAGGGTAACAATAATTATACCACTTCTTGCACTCGGAGTCGCAGTGGTGTTTAACGCTTGATTAATACCAAACAACCCAGTGACTCTTAGATTGTCAATTACTGGATCACGTCTAAAATAAATTTGTGTATATGGACTTGTACTTACACCTGGCTTTGGACGAATACTTGTTCTACGAAATTCTTCACCAACGATCGAAATATTTGCCGGAACTCTTAACGGTAAGTTTTCTTCAAACGTGCCAGTTTCAATTTGAACTGTTATGTTTTTATTTTTAATTAATTCACCGTAGGCTAATTCTTCCCCTTCAATAAATTGTCCGCTGATAACACCAATATCGAATAATTCGTTCTTACCTGTGCCTAATGGATACCCGCTTGACGAATCATCTAATTTTGCATCATGTGCTAGTATTTCGGCAATGGCGCCAGATGTCAATCCTTTGATACCTAGCCCCTCGCGAATATCTCTAGCCAGTGTATCCAGCGATGACGAAAAATCTGTTCTAGCACCATTTGTGAATACAAATAGTCTAGGTAGATAAACAGAAATGGTCGGTAATGATGTATATCCGTTACCGGTAGATATCAATGTAGTGCCGGTAATTGTACCACTTGATACAATTGCATTGGCCGCTGCACCACTACCACCACCGCCTGTGATGATAATACTAATTGGACCATATCCACTACCTGCTTGTGTAATACTAAGTTCTGATACTTTATATGTTAGATTAAATGTTGCACCAGCACCAACAGAGCCAGTAACAGCCACTGATAAAGTTGTACCAACATCAACAACACCCGGTAATGCTGTATAGTTTCCGCGACCAATAACTTCGTATGAAAGTATTGATCCATTAACGTTACTAACTCTTAAAATTTGTATGCTAGCTCGGCTACTACCTGTACCTGGGCTAGATGGTAATCCCATTTGCAATACATCACCTGCTTTATAGCCAGTGCCAGGATTTCTCAATGAAAATGTGTCAACCGACATTCTTGGAATAATAACACCGCCGGAACCAGAATCTAGTGCTGGTTCAATTTTGGTCAATGTACACGGAATGCCGTCATTGTATACTAATCTCTTTTGATATACACTTAACTCATATAAACTATCTGCAATTATTTTCTCGGCTTCTTTTAATGCACGTTCTAGTGTTCTAAACGCATAAGCTGGAGATCTACCTTTTTTATCTTCTGGTATATCGTCTCTGTTATCGGCACCTCCAAGATTTACATAAATTGAGGCAGTACTCTTAAAGGTTGATAGATCAACATAATTTTTAGTGGCTGCAATTAGCCCTTCGTAGTCAGCATCGTCTGAAGTTCGTGGATTTCTTGAAAGTACCAACGCACCAGACATTGTACCAAATGCGGTATTATTAAGTCCAGTCTCTGGATCAATGGCATCAACGCCCGCCAAAGATATTTTTGTATCTGCATAAGTTTTATTAACAGCTTCAGTTGGACCTGCTGGACTAGGCAAATTAAAAATCTTGTGATTAATACCGTTGAATCTAGCATCTAGGTCACCACCTAATTGAGGTGTTGTATCGCTGGCCACGTCTTGATTTAACGGTCTTAGAGTAATTGTACCAGCATTTTCGTCAACGTCAATGGCCATTGACGCACCTGATGTTAGGGTTTTAAACGATAGACCGTTTTGTGCTTGATTTACTACTAGGAGTTTTCCCTGTTGCCCAAGATAAGAACCCGGTGAGTCGTCAAGATTAATAAACCTTAATCTTTCGCCGAGTCCTAAAGAGCCGTACAGTTCTTGAAAGTTGTCGTTTACTTTCTTAAACGAATCGCGAATACTATCGCCTGTGCCGTCGTTGTTGGATAGGCCAACGTCAATTACTTTTCTAGTCATGTTTCGTTCCAATAAATGTGGTTACTCTAATATTTATTCAAATTTTTTATAAGCCTAATGTAAATACATAATGTATATTAAGTGCGAAACTAAAATGGTTGTCTACGAAAGACCTAGTAAATTGGGCACTATTCACGAATATACTAGGACTAAAACCCTAGCATTGTTTATTTGTGACAATTGTGGTACAGAGTTTCAACGAGAGCTTAAAAAGATCAGCAGTAAGAGATTAAGCAATCATTATTTTCATTGCTGTAGTAACTGTGATAGTAAACAATTTGCTCAACGAAAGAGTGTTGAGCGAAAGAGTATTTGGGATATGCCAGCCAGTACCGAGTTGCCGGTGGGCAAGTACTAATAAATAAAAATCTAAGGAGGAACTTAAATGTTCAAAGCAATTAAAGAGTTTATGTTTGGAAAGCCAGTAGCACCCGCAGCTGAAGTACCATACAAAGTAGAAGCAGTAAATGCAGCACCAGTTGTAGTAGAAGAGGTCAAGCCAGTAGTGGCAGCAACTCCTGCACCAACTCCTGCACCTAAGAAAGCTGCCCCTAAAAAGCAGCAATTTGCAAAAAAACCAGCACCGGCCAAAAAGCCAGCTGGTAAAAAGCCTGCACCTAAAAAGGCAGTTTAATTTTTTTGCATATAAGAAAGCGGGATTAAACCCGCTTTTCTTTTGATTATTTTAGGCAATCAGCGAAGGCAAAACTAGCTAGATTTTTGGCCTTGCTTTCACACATGATGTCAAAGTGTTCGTTAAACTGAATCGCCCAGTCGTTGACTTCTTTATTCCAATAGAAGTTCGAATGTGCTCTAAGTTTGCCTTTTTTGTAGCCGGCGTCTAAGAGGGTCTGAAGATCGGGACGGATGATACTGGAATGACCAACGAGTACATCTTCGCGAGAAACACTGTAATGACAAGTAGGGCGCACACCGCGCCAACTATCAATAACACGTTGAACACGTTGATCGCTAGGATCAATATATTCGCCCGAGTTAATCCAGTGGTGATGTATGTCAAGTACGATCGGAACAACGTCAGCAAGTTCCAAACAGGTATTAAGATTGTGTGTGATTTCTTCATTTTCGATTGTTATACAGTTACGTGCTTCGGTGCTCAAACGAGATAAAACAGCACGTATTCCATCGGGGCCTCGTCGACCCGAGATATGAACGTTGATTTTAAAGTCTTGAAACGTTTGACCAAATCCCATCCAGCGAACCATGTCTGCATGATATTCAAACTCCTCAATTGATCGTTCTACAATATTGTCAGACTCAGATGCAAGCACAGTAAACTGCCCGGGATGAAAACTAAGGCGAACGTTATTCTGGCGAGCCAAATCTCCCACCCTTCTAAATTCTCTTTCGCAATAGGCTCGTACATCGAGAAGCCGCCAAAACCAGCTCCAATCCTGCTGAGTATATACAGGAAGTATATCGCTACTGAGTCGTACCATTCTAAGATTTTCATCAAACGTGCCTACCTTTTCAACAAGCAGGCGACATGCTTCGATATTGTGTTTCATCAACTCCCACAATTTTTCTTCAGCAACGGCCCGCGATTGTCTATTTAACCAAGCAACAGTAGTGGTACTGGTATTATATTGTTTGCAGTTATCGGTTTGTTTAATGCCATCAATTTGGCTAGGACCGTCGATGAGTTTGCAGGCAAAGCCTATACGCTTAATCATTAATGCACCGCCGCTTTCTCATTTACAGTACATTCAACTATCCAATTATTAAACTCAGTGAATTTGTTGACTTCTATACCTAGTCCAACTGCTTCGTTTACAAAATGCTTTAACAGTGCATTATACAACTCGTCGGGCATTGTATCTTTATTAAACTGGATTTTCATTAGCTAGCCTTAACGGGTGGATTAATATTAAAAGCTAGTATAGCATTGTTATTTCCAGTTGTCAACAATGATGGGATCTTTTACTTCGTGTGGGTTTGGTGTGCCGTGGAACGCTAGTACCGCTGTTGATTTTGGAACCTTTGGATCTGCAACGTCTCTAAACACATATCCGCTATGCTGTCTAACTAGCTCGTCTTGTTTACGAATTTCCCACTTATAACTTCTAATCCAATCTGCAGGAAAGAACTGTATGTCTTGTCGACACACATTCCAAATATAGTCTTGATCGCCCTGGAATCTTCTAGTTATTGTTGGATCTGCTTCAATGGTTGCCCAAAGTTTGTCGTAGTCGTCACCTTGCCAGCGAAGAACAGCACTGCCTAACTTAGGAGGACGATGACCCCATACTCGGCCTACATCTTCCAGTCCTACAAATTGTCCGGGCAAATAATCAACAAAGTGATTGATGTTACGAACAATGACCATGTCTAGGTCAAAGAACAGATTAACATCTGTTGGACTAAAATGACCACGTTTAAAAATAAAAGGCTTCCACCACCATCCTTGAATGTTCATAGGTGGCAGCATTCTTACATTAACGTTTTCATTTAATCCTGCTGAGTCATCAGTAAAACAGATAAAATTATGTGGCACAGTTAAGTGCCGCTGAATCATGTTATACAGATTGTTTACATATTCCGGTCCATACTTTTGACCGTGTTTTAAGCATATTACATTTAACATTACCAGTGCCTTATAACGCCTGCTATAATAAACAGGTTAGTAATTATATAGCACAATACTATAAGAGTTCGAACAAGTGCTACCATATCAGCTTCCTGATCGGTAGCACCTGCTTTTTCTCCTAGGGCCTTTGCCCAAATGTGCCACAGTCTACGCAATTATGCCTCATAACTTGCGGAGTTAGCTTGGTGTTCAAATACTTCCACTGAACGAAGTTTAACACCCTTGCCTACAGGATAACGGCACTCAAACATTTTACCATTTTCTAAAGTGTAAGATTCTCCGCGTTGGAATGTTTCTAGAATATCTTTCATTTTCATAAAAGCAGTTTCACTAAACTTTTCGCAACCAACCGCTTCTACAATACGTAGATCACATATTGCTCCACGTTCATGAGGGGCACCTTCAGGTCCTGTTCCAGTGCCGCTAGTAGGAGGATCTCCTAAATTGGCCATCTGTTTAAAGAAATTCAAATGTGGGTCATCTTCAGCAATTACCAAAGTATGATCGAACATGTATTCGCTCCACTCTTTAAATGCTTTGAGTCCGCCAAAGTCCATGACCCAGTTACGATCGTCTAATGTTTCAGATTCAAATATTAATTTAATTCCGATTGAATAGCCGTGTAGTGTTGAACAATGGCTGTGGCGACTACGCCATTGTCTAAAACAACAAGATAAACCCCTGTCGTTGCCGTACGTTTTTGTTGAAAGATATTTTGCCATCTCTAGTCTCCTTTAATGAATGAGCAAGTTTGACGACATGCAGAGTTTATATAGCGGGATGAATGACGTTAAAAGTCCGCTGTGTGTGTATTATAAAGAATATTTATTAAGTTTGCAAATCTGCCACAGCCATTGTGAAGTCTGCTATGCTCAATAGATTAACATTTGACAATGTCCATTCTCTCGGCATCTGCCATCCGTGAACATTATAAATTGTAAATTGAGTATTAGGAAAGCATTCAAAAACCTTGCCTATTTGATAGACCCAATAGCTAGGATCTACTTTTGGTTTGTCTGGAGTCAAATAATTAGCAGTGCCTTTGTAGACATTATTGACTAGATGGTCATTGCCATGTAAATCAAATCCTATCATATGCACATCAGTATTTTCCAGTGCCGCTATTAATACAGCATACGGCCCACTACCCCAATGCCACGGATCGTCTGACCGTCCTTCGCCTGTATACGGAAGACTGGGAACAATGCAAACATTTGAACATTTATTGTATTCCTGTATCCAGTTAGTACGTGTGTATATTTTTGAATTGAGTGTTGTTGGATTCTTAAGAGCTTCGTCTACCATACGTGTGTCAACGCATACAAGATGTTCTACAAAGTAGTCACGGTGAATAGCATTACATCCATACTTGATGCATGATGCTTTTGAAATGTTGACAGAGCCACGGCTTTCGCCGTTGCCCAAAACTAATGATTGCATTTATCTTGGCTGTATTTGACCGAATGGTAACCACTGACCAGGAGCGCCTGCTTGAACACATACCCAACCAATAAAGCTATTAGTTGATGGTGCAGAGTTCCAAACAATATCGCCTACAGTGTGTGATCCACCACTCGGGGGTTCTGTTCCACTTAGGTGTAACTTATCGTTAAATTTTACAGCCCCTGCAACATGTAAGTCAACTCTTGTGTCTGGTTGTGATACATTAATACCTAATTTGCCATTAACTGTTACTTTACTAGGACCAGAATTTCTATTCCCTAGTTCGATATCACCGCCACCGCTAACAGATATACGTGCAGTATTATCGGTGACAATATCAAAATCGTTTGATGCATATGTTCCAACTGCACCTCGACTATGCTCTGTTGTTCCTAACATAACCTCAACACCGTTTTCTAAAATGCTAAACATTGCATTTGGTGTATCGGTTCCTAGTCCTAGTCTGTCTGTTGCAGAATCATAGAACATGTACTGATTAATTTGTAGATCACCGTCTACAATTAAACCACGTAGTCGACCTAGTTCTTTTAGATTACTCTTAGTAACACTTGGACCTAATTCTCGTTCGCTGATAACAGGAACATTATTAATTGAGATATTTTTATCTTTGGCAAGATCAATAGTTTCTGAACTATAAATTCTGTCTGGATTTGTAGTTGTGATAAACTGTTTGGTTGCACCTGCACCTGTCCAGATTAACCCTTTACCTACTAGATTACCATTGCCACTTACTTTAAATTCAATGTGTGGAATGTTGGCAATGCTTACTTCTTGAAACTGTTCGTCTAGTAAAATTTTTAACGCATCAGTTACCGCTGTGATTTTTTGTTCTACGTTGCTCATATATTAACTAATGCTCCAAATGCAGCCCAACGACCTGGGTTTCCGCTAATTGTACATATCCAGCCTGCATAAGAACCGACCTGCGGATTTGTATTCCATACTACATCGCCCTTGATAAATTCGCCCGTACTTGGATGAGTGTCGGCATATTGATGTATATGACCGTGATAACGAATAGGACCGTTAACGTGTAGATCAACTTCTGGATCTGGATTGTTAACTCTAATTGCTAGCTTTCCGTGAATTGAAACTTGAATAGGTGCTTGGGCAATGTTACCTAGTTTAATATTTCCGTTTGACTCTACGGAAATTCTAGGACGACTATCTGTGACTATGTCAAAAGGTATACTTGCATATGTGCCAACCATGCCTCTTGTGCTTTCTCTAGTACCTAACACTACTTCTATAGCATCTTCGGCAACGCTTAGAGCAGCATGTGGTTGATCTGTGCCTAGGCCTAGTCTATCCGATTCTGCACTATAAAACATGTACTGATTAATTTGTACGTCACCGTCCACTGTAAGACCGCGTAATCTACCTAGCTCTCTGATATTACTTTTTATAACACTCGGGCCTAGTTCTTTTTCAGATAACACCGAAACATTACCTATTGAAAATACTTTATCTTTGGCAATGTCTAGATGCTCAGTTGAAAACAATCTGTCTGGATTTGCTGCTATAACAAGTTGTTTGGTAATGCCAGTACCTGTCCATAACAATCCTTTGCCGTAGATTGATTCTTCGCCGGTAGACTTAAATTCCAAAGGACTGTATTTTTCTAACTTTACATCAGCTCTAATTTCGCTGACTTCTAAAACATTGGCTTTAAGTAGACCTGCAACTTCCATGCTGTCTGCAATGACTTTGCCCTCGACTTTTAAGTTGTCTTTGACAGTTTCTACCTTTAAATTTGTTATAGATGCTGCATCGTCAGTTAATGTAATTTGAGTTTTACTGGCTTTATCGTCGATGCCTGCGCTTGAAAAGTTTACAATCTTGCCACCGGAGACATGATCTCCTGATAACGAACGTTTTGGTAAATTTTGTAGGAAATGTGTTACGTCAATGGTAGCTGCTGCCTGCACTTTTATTGCGGCACCCAGCTGTTCTAACGCTTGATCTATGGTAGGTTTGCTCATATTTTATATTTATCCACCTATATTTTATTCAGGATTAACCGTGTTAAAAGAAGGGTGTTCTTTGTTTATAAATTCTAAAACCTGCTGATCGGCAGATAAAAGTTGAACACAATTTTCTTCTGTAAGATTTTCAAAATGATCAAATGATTTTAAAATTTTGTGTCCTGGATCTAGAGGATTTATTACATAAATTTCAGTGCGTTCACTGTATTTTCTTATTTCAATAGATTTTCCGTTTATATTTTGATTAGTTCTAAACAATAAATCTTTTTTATTACCAAGCATAGAATACCTCCGCTCTCCATGACCACCGAGTTAATGAATTAGTTGATGGACTGGTTCTGTTTATAAATCTTAATATTACGCTAGTTCCTGATACTACAATTAATGCTTTTCCAGCATTAACTGACCCTGCTGGAAAGTTCGTAGAGTCTGTATTAAATACCCCGTGTTCTAATGCAGCGCCTTCAATAGTCCAGGTTGAGGTTGCATCGTTATACCAAAGTCCTTGGATCCAAGATTTATGTAATCTTGATCTAGCTGTAGGAGCACCAAAATCATTTTCGTATATGGCAATGCAACTAATCCTTACAAAGCTGTACCCGTTACTAAATGGCCATAATTCTGAAGTGATATCAAAATCTGTTTGAGTATCGGTATTAAATTGATTGAAGGCATCGACAAAAACCGAGAATCCAGCAATGCCCTGTCTTAATCCACTGGTAACACCGCTGGAAAAAGTATATGTATCACTACTAAGTGAAGATGTACTAATTGAGGTACCGCCATTAATTGCTCCGCCCACTCTTAATGCTCCGCTGATTCCTACTCCACCAGTTACCACTAATGTTCCGGTTGTTGTGTTAGTACTTGCAATACCTGCGGTGAATCTGGTCTGTCCGTTAGATTCAAGAGTTGTAAAATTACCTGCTGCTCTGGCAGTAGCACCAATACTCATTCTATTAATTGAACCTTCAGTAGCTGGATTAATAGTAACAGTTCCACTACCAGTTGGATTTAATGTAATAATGGCGCCATTGCCGGCCATGTTCACTGTACTAGAAGTAGTTAATTGTGTAAACGATCCTATCCATGGAACATTGGCTCCGATATTAACGTTGTCAATTGCACCTACAGTATTTGGTCGAATAGCAACGGTGCCAGTACCGCTTGGTTTAATCTCAACGGTGATATTCGCTCCGTTAAATGACGTATTATTTGTAGATGTTAGTGTAGTAAATGTTCCAGCGACCGCTCCAGTTGCACCGATAATTACATTATCTAATGCACCAACAGTTGCCGGTTTAATTGTAACTGTACCTGTTCCAGTTGGCTGGATTGAAATATTTGCACTAACTTGATTAAATGTAACAGCACCTGTTGCCGCAATAGTCGATGCGCTGATAGCACCACTAATTGTTCCAGCACTAAAATTACCAGTTACTGCTTCTCTATAAACAACAGTGCCCGGTGTATTTGCACTGGTAGCATTTGATGTAATAGTATACGCTGTACCATTGTCTGCATTTGGTGTAGTGGCTGTTAAACCGTTACCACTAACTGCAACAGTAGATGCATACTGACCAATTGTGCTCTCACCTAAAGTCACTGCATCTGTAGCGGCTGTTGTGGAAATAGTCACATCACCGCTGCCGTCAATGCTACCACTTCCAGACACATAACCACTTATGGTTAATGTTCTTGCAGTATGCCACTTTGCTGCGGTTGCTGCCTGCAGATTTGCTACCACAGTGGTTGAAGTCACTGTTAATGGAGCAGTACCTTGAGCAATTGTTGAAGTTACCGTAGTGAATCGACCTGTAGCTTCTTCGACAGCACCAATGGTCATATTATTAATAGAACCAGTTGCTCCAGAATCTATTGTGATTGTACCTGCACCCGTATTGGTGTAACTTTGATTATTAGTAGTTGTATCAAACGATACTGTACTGTTTGCACCCAATGTTGTAAACGCACCTGTACTTCTAGTTGAAGCACCAATGCTGGTATTGTTAATTGTACCTAGAGCAGTGGGATTTATTGTTAGACCTGATACAGGGTTAATTGTAACTGTTCCAGTGCCTGTAGGGCTTATAGTTACGTTTGCGTTAGCCGGACTCAGCGATACTGTACCTGTTGATGTAACACCACCTGCATTAATATTTCCACTTACACCAACACCGCCGGTGACAACTAATGTACCAGATGTTGTTGTTGTGCTTTCAACGTTCTTGGTAAAGGTAACATCGTTATTTGCAGCAAGGGTAGTAAAAGCACCTGTGCTTCTAGTAGTTGCGCCGATTGGTGTTGACTGAATACTTCCGGCATATATGTCGCCGCCTATGCCTGCACCACCTGTGACAATTAATGCACCTGTTACAGTTGATGAACTTGCAGTATTAGCAGTTATCGAAATGTTGTTAATTGTTGCTTGTCCGCTGACACCCACACCACCAGTGACAACTAATGTGCCTGTTCCGGTTGTTGTACTTGCTGTGTTAGCAGTTAACGTAGTTGCAGAATTTGCTGCCAGTGTTGTAAATGCACCTGTGCTTCTTGTCGAAGCACCAATGCTGACATTATTAATTGTTCCTAGGGTAGTTGGGTTCACAGTTAATCCACCAGCTGGCTGAATGGTAACAGTACCAGTTCCAGTTGGAGATATTACAGTATTAACATTGCTGCCGTTTATATCAACAGCACCAATTAGTGTTGTTGTGCTATTTGCAGCAAGAGTAGTAAATGCACCTGTGCTTCTAGTAGTAGCACCAATGCTCATTTTATTAATGGTACCGGCAGTATTTGGATTAATTGTTACTGTGCCAGTGCCTAACGGAGTGATAGAAGTTGAAACATCTAATCCGTTGATGTTCACGATTCCCTCAAGAGTTGTTGTACCAACGGCTGTTAGAGATGTAAATCCTCCAGTTGCTTTGGTACTAGAACCGATTGGGGTATTTTGAATACTGTTAGCATAGATTGCACCACCTACACCAAGACCGCCGGATATTCTAACAGCACCGGTTGCGGTATTTGTTGCAGCCTGTGTACTTAGAAAATTGGTAACTAAGGCAACATCTCCGCCATCAAACGATGCAGAAATTGTAGAAGCTGCATTGATGGTAATTTGATCCCCTGCTTCATTGGGAACGAACTGCATAAAATTTCCGGCGACTAATGTCAATGCATCATCGACATCGTCTGCAGAAATTGTTACGTTATTTGGTTGGAGAAGGATTCTTCTAAAAGAATCAGCAACGGCTACTCGCCCTAGATCAGGCATGGATAAACACTCCTATTTAGAGTATTTATCCGCCCGTTTTTGAATTGATTATGCTGCTTTAAGCAGGATCACTTCTTCGCTAATACGCCCATTTAGCTTGATATCCACTGCTTTGATATCTTCTAAGAACTTACGCAACTGTACCTTACCTGCTGCTTTGAATTCTTTAAGCTGATCTTCTGGCTTACGCAGTGTTTTTTGTACACTTTTGAATTCGTCAAAGCCAGTAATTGTAGTTCCTTTAACACCCAAATCATGAAACTCTCCGGCAATATATTTGCCTAATTTTCTAGATTTAGTATTAAACACCCAAAGCTCTTTGCTACCAATAATGTCTACCGGATTAATACTGACCAACTTCAGTGGTTCATTTGCTTTGGCATATTTGAGTTTTGCAACTAACTTATCGCGACTTACTGTTTTTGTTTTTCTTGGAACACGATTAATCTTAGCTTCCTGCATCAGCATGTCACAAGCTGTTAAAATCTCATTATAAAACGCTGTAATCTTTTTTAGATTAACTTTGCTTATGTGACTGTAGCCTTCTTTTAATTGCTCGTCTTTGGTAGTAGCTACTTCAACTAACTCGTTGTATTGTCTTTCGTAACAGCCTTTGATAATGCGAGCATGAGCCGCTTTGGCTTCTTTACCTTTAAGCAAATTAAGTACCTTAAACGCCTTGGGATCAAATGCCTCTGGATCTGCAGAAAATGCTTCTAGTGCAGTTTCGATCTCTTCGGTCATTTTAAAACTAGCTTCTTTAACACGTTCTTGAATTGACGGAACATAGACTGCAGGCTTGTTAGCATCAACAACTGCTGCTTCGTCTGCCTCATCTGCATCATACTTGCCTTCGTCGACAATTTTAGAAATTGCATTGCGTAGCCATGTTTCAGTGCTTCGACCCTGATTCCAATCTGCACGAACTACAGGCATGCCTCGCAAAAGATTTGCTGCAATTGCACCAACAGTAAGAGGACAACGATTATCTTTGGTTTTCTTAAATTCAGCAATCTCTGTTTTTGTATATTCGTTTGCTGCCATCCAATTAATAACTTTAGGCTTTAGATCTTTTACAGAAGTTTCCAAACGATACCATTCCATGGACACATAGAATTGTTTTAAAAACTTATTTGTATCCCATGTTTCGTGTCCTGACCAATCAGGGCTCGGATCACGCTTTGAATTTTCACGAATTGCTATTTTAGATTTTGTTGTTGCCATAATGCTCTCCTGTCAGTGTATGTAACTGAATAGACTTTAACATGGTTGATTTAGATTTGTCAATCTCGATATATCCGTTCTATTTCTTTTAAATCGCCATCTTCGTTTTCTTGATATACAACAGTCGAAATGAAATCTTCAGTGAGACTGCTTTTTGCCAATGCCACGGCTTCAGTACGACTTTGTGTCGTTTCAATTAGTTCTTCGTGGCCGTCTTCGTCCTCGGCCCATACTTCGTAGAATTCCCAAGTCATTTTGGTTTACCTTATCTCCTTAATCTTCTCTATCAGAGTCTATGACTGACCAGCCTAGCTCTTTTAAATCTAATTTTACTTCCTCAGTAACAACGCTTTCGGGGACATATCCTTTGACACGTTCAGGATCACCGTTGCCTAGCCCTTCACCTATACCACTGCAATACCAATCGATGTAGTCGCCTTTGCCTTGCATGTCGGCTACAATGCCTCCGGCATGACGCCAGCTAGCACTCCAGGTCTTATTAGAAAGAATAGGAATTACTGCATGTTTTTGAAAGTCATTGTTACATATTGCAGCATAGAGATTTTGAGCATATCTATCACTGCCGCGAACTTTGTCCAGCATCCACGCACATGTTCGTAGATCATACTCCATGTTGTCTTCTTGCCAACATGGATCGAGTGTTCTTGCGTCAGCTTCTTCTTTCCATTTTGCATAATAATCAAGCATGAGTTGTGCTGACTTAATCTTTTCCGGATCAGTTTCTTCTGCCATGCGTTTGCGATACCCTTCGGCTTGAAAGGTATATCGGTCCGGACTCTTGGAAATATTAGACACAGTCTTGGTTGGCTGCTGCTTTGAGTGCCTGTTTGTTTTCAACGCTGGAGGTGCGTTCTTTTTGAAATTGTTTAACATCTTTAATTGCAGATTTCAATATTTCTGCATAATTAAGAGCCTGCTGCTCTGACATTGCAATAGTTGTTTCAACTTTAACAGCACCTGTTGTCCAAAGTTGCCAAGTTACTTTAAGTCTAGTAACTAGTCCGTTGACTAGATCTTTCCAGAACCAATCAAACTCTTGTTGCCAACTATTGTCGATATCAAATCGCTTTTTAAAAGTCTCTGACCAATAATTTGTTTTAGCTGTAGCATAGATGTTTACGTTGATACCTGTATCAGCAGCTTCGACTTCAACTGTATGGTCGTGATGCTCTTGACCACAGCCACAGACAACTTGATAGAATTTACTATCACCGAAGTCGCTGCGTTTCAAAATACCTTCTGCTGGAGTTTCAGATTTCATTGTAGTGTACGTTTAGGAGTATTATCATCAATTGCACCTAATGTGGCAGCAATATGATATGCAAGTTCCGGATCTTCGTCCATTAGTTTATCAACATCAAGCGGACGAGAATTTTCTAAAATAGATCCATCTTTAATTGCTGCTTGTATTTCGGCAATAAGACCATCTAGCTCTTCTTGGGTGCCGTCAAATGTGTCAAAACAACCAGGTGCAAACTCGACCTTTAGTTCTTTGCAATCATCAGATGTTAGTTCTTCAAATGTTTTTTCTTTAATTGATTTCATAGTCTTTCGCTTATATATAATCTACACATTGTAGCATCATTAACATCATTAAAAACAAAATCCATGTCGTTTTCAGTCGATTTAGTTATGTATCTATTACCCGGTAATCCAAATTTTTCTAAAATCATAGCGCAGGTTTCATTCCACCAAATGCTACTTTGTTCGTGATTCCATTTAACCTTTACTACGTTTAGGTCCATAGCGAATCTCGTGCTTTAATTAATCGGATCATCATAGCTTCATCTTCGTCACTTTGTTCTTTTTCAATCTTCTGACACAGTTTAAGTATGCGAGTACTTTCTTTACGCTCAGCTGGGGTTTTGTCGTTCATACTTGCCCAAAAACTATCATTGCCATCTGCTTTGGCTGCTTGCCTACGTCGATCGCAAAACTCGTTCCAACCGCTTAACTCATGTGGATCTTTGCGGTTAGGATATACGGTAGTCCACCATACATACAGCTCTTTAATTTCCTTGGCTCTAAGTGCTTGACCAGTTGGCTTGCCGTAGTCTTTGTGGCCCGGTTCACACCAATCAGTATTAGTCAAAGTCATAGCCCAATTAAGATGGTCTAGACCAGCTTGTGGACAACGCCATGTTCTCCAACGGAACCAACCAGTTGCCCAGAACGGTGCCTTATACTTTGCTTTATCTTCTTCACTGCCCCAGGCAATGTGACTCCATGCTTGTTCTACTTCAACAAAATCCACAAGCTCATTGAAAAGACAAGGAAGGAAGCGATTGCCAACATCACACCAGTGACCAGGCTGTATGTCTCGAGGATGGGCCGTAAGAGCATGAGTACGAGTAATCCAGCGATTATTAATGTAATACTTAACGTCATAAAGTTTATCTGTGGGATAATACACTATCTTTTGTAGATAGTCAAGCCCTTCTTCAGCCAGCCACCAACGAACCGGATAATCTGCTTTTGCTCGTTTTTCCCATTCGTTCCATTCCTCGCTAGTGCCACATTTAAGTTTAGTAGTACCACGAAGCCAGTCTGCAAACTTACTGCATGTCCAATAATGCGATCGACTCATTTCTAATCCTTTGTAAATGTAATTATACTATCTGTTTATAAATGTGTCAATACAGTTGGTTTTTGAATGATTAAACAAGATGCTGGGCTAGTACCATGCAACTAATCCAAACCCAAATGGTGTTGAATCCCACTAACGTCGGTAATAGTTTCTTTTCACTGGCCCAAATAAGTGTAAGACTAGTTGCCAGTGTAAAGAAGTACAGCCACCAAATTTGTATACCAAATATCAAGCCAGGAACAATGATTATGGCCTTAGCCGCCCAACTAGCAAACTCTACAATATTGTAGTCGGTCCAGTATTCCTTTGTAAACCACATGCTATAGCATTCTTTAATTTTAGTAAAGGTAATATGACGATATACTAACCCTATTAAAACTAGCCATGCTAGACAAGCAGATAATATCTGTACGCTATTCATTAAAATTTCCTTTGATAGCCTGCTAGATTTAACATGATACTATACTGCTCATAGGCTTTTTTAACAGCTTCGTTGGTATGCCTGTAATGGGCTTCTTCACGTTCTTTATCCATTAGAGTTTCAAACATGTCTCTAATGCCGGGATCGTCTCGGTGATTCATAAAACGTTTTTCCATTTCGACTAATGTTTTTAGTCTACTTTCTGGAATTTGAACTGTATACAATTTTTCAGTTTGAAGATCCATCAAATCATTACGAATTAAACTAGCATCGTGTTCGTAAGAAAAAAAAGTAGGACGGCGATATCTAGCATAACGCTGGGTATCATTTACAACTTTGACTTCGTAATTGTTACAGAAGTCTTTGAGATTATCATCCATGATTGGTTAGTGATTCTGCCATTGGAAAAATTTCAGCAATGGCTTTGGCACATGCTAGAGCAACCAGCTGATGTTCTTTTTGTGTACCGTTTGCCGAACGTAATTCAATAAAGTGAACCCACGAACGCAGTGTTCCGTTCATGTAAACACGACTTTCTGTATTACCTTCTGGAAGTACAACACGAGCTTGCTCTTTGGCTAGACCGTTACTGACAGCCCAAGTGTAGGCTTCTCGAGCGGCTCTAATAACACCTTGTTGTTTTTCTTCCCATAAACGTGCAAGCTCTCTTTGGCTAGCGTCTGTGAGATCCAGTTCAACAGAATTTTGTCTGTTTTTGGTGTCCTGCAATCGTGCTTCTCTAGTGACGAAGTTAAGATCCTGTGTAGGGTCAGCGTATCGTTGACTAAACTCTTGGAAGGCAAAACTTCTGTGTCTAAGGATTTGTCGGGCAATGTCTCTGGTTGTGGTGATTTCAACACAGGCTGAAACCATTTCCAAGGGACTCCAGTGTGCGTGTTTAACAAGATATCGTATAAGCTTCTCTGATGTCTCTGTATTGAGTTGGTTGCTTGGGTTGGAGACACGGGCGCAATACGCGATGAGTTCTTGTGCATCGTCGATGCCCATGTCTGCAAATTGTTTTGTTGGTTGGCTGTAGCTGAGTAATTGTACATTCATTATTTAGATTCTTTCACTTCTTCTTCAAAACAAAGACTTTCCATTGTTTTGTAGTGTTCATAGGCTTTTTTCAAGGCTTCAAATTTTTCTAGTTTCTTTGGATCTGGTACAAGTATTGCAAGACGTTGTTCCATGATTTCCATCCAGGCATTTAAACTCTTACCTTGCATTTTAATGTCACCATCAAACTCAGCATCACCCTTAACCTGTATACTAGGAGTTGTAGTATTGATTGAGTAGCCACCACCATTACTAATTATGTAAGGGCTAGTACCGGTAGTTGTATAAATGCCCGTGCCATTAGTTCCTGACCAATTATAATTTGGACTGACCGAAATAGTTGAACTTGTTATAGATGAAAATGTATTAGGATCTAAGGTGATTGTATCGATACCACTGCTACTAAGTGCATAGCTGGTGGTATCGTAATCACCAAGATCGATGGAGTAATCGATCTTGTCTTGGCTCATGTTAGGCCGCCTTGGCTTCTTTACGAGCGTTCTTTTCGTCTGTAATTTCTGTGCGACGAGTTTTAACTAATTTAGCAACTTCTTGGAGAGCTTTACGAGCGCGAGTACCAGCGGCTGCGTTACCTGCTACGAATTTATTATCTTCTGCAAGGAATGCTTCCATTGCTGCTTTTAGTTGTTCTACTGTATTTGACATATTATATGTTCCTTAGTTATGTTTTTTACTTATAGACAACCTAGTCTACAAATAGAAAATGTGGTATGGCCGGTAGGTTTCGAACCTACAAAGGCGCTGTCTACGACTTTGCCCCAGCCCCACTCTAGTCTATGGGACTAGCGGGAGGTCTACCAATTCCACTCACGGCCACATTGTTATTATATATGTGTAATAAATTAAAGTCAAAAAAATAGGGCCCATAAGGCCCTATTATTATTCCAATCTACTGTTTAATTTATCAATTTCGTTGGCCGCTTCTTCTAGAAGGTCTGAGATGCGATCGTTGGCACCCTCTTGAACACTTTTGCGATCTTTGTTTTGTCTACGAATCTCTGCTCGCTTACGCAAACGAAAGACTAGACTTTGTTCTGCTACAGGTAAATGACTTTCATCAATCATACATCCTCCAAATAGTTTCGAACCCATGACAAGCGAGCCTGTTCATTCATGGCAGTATACTCAACAATGTTAGCACGAATTGCATCAATTAGTGGATAGTACTCTTCGTCAATGTTGTGCTTGATGTCTTTATTCAAGTCTACTAACTTATCTGTCCGCGGATTGCGAGCGACCCACTTTGAAGTCAAGTAGTATGGTGACTTGATCTTAGCACTTACACCTTCGTTGGTATAGAATACATAACCTTCGTGACTACATTCTTTGGCCATTTGTTCTACTCGTGCCATGTTAGTTGTTACACTTTCTGGCACAAAGCAATCGAGCACACGACCCATTTCCATTAACATGAATGGATCATGTTCAACATGTGTGTTCCATTTGTTTTCGCGATATCCTAGAATATACATACCTTCCTTTTCAGGAACGATATGTGGGTCGTTTTTGTGAACGCACTCAAACATAAAAGTATACCCTTTCCAGCGTGAGCACAGGTCTAGATACTTTGCTTCGTCAATTAGCTCACGTGCCATGTTAACATAGTCGCTGTCTGTGCTACCAGTAGTAGACACTAACAGTTTACCGTTATGCAATGTACAAGCAACCATGAAGCCGTTGACTTTGCGGAAAGCAGTTACCTTGGTATCTGGGGTAAGCACTGGTGCTTCCTTTTCAATGCCGTAGTTGTAGATCTTTGTGAATGGATAAGCAACCAAGTTGAAATCCTTGTCTACAATACTACCGCGGCATTCAGCAATGTACTCGTTCCACAAGTTATCGTAGAACACTCTCTTCTTGTACTTCAGTACGTAGATACCATCGCCACACTCTCGCATGTTGACTAAGCCGCTAGTTTCTACATATTCTTTTAACTCATCTTTAAACATTGAATAACTCCGAGATATCAAATTGGAATCGTGCCTTCATTTTAGCCAAAGTTTCTTCCGGAACATTATGCACATTGCCCCATTCATTTTGTACAACTATTACAGTTGGAACAATATCAAATTCTTTGGCAAGATCAAAATACGGGCGCATTTCTTTGATAGTAGTAAACGTGTTGCTAACAACAGGTGAGAATCCTGTGGTCATAAGTTCGCGAGTGCGATTCAAACACCATGCGTGAGCTTCGCCTAGTCGACTAGCATCCCACTTATACTCACCGTCCTGCATCCAGAACATATCAGTTTCTACATGATAGTAGTAACCAATTAAGTTTTTTGCAATAGTGGACTTGCCAGATCCTGGCAAGCCACGTACTAATAACAGTTTCATTCTTCGTCCAATACTAAATTAGATGCATAGTTATACAATCCAGAATCGCCTTTTGTTAAGACTTCTAACAACAATCGTTTTTCTTCAAAGTAAACTTTAGCAAAGTCTTCATCGTGAATCATGATACTAGAGCAGTTACTGATGATGTCAGCCAACTTAATTGTCTGCGCTTCTCCAGGTGCTCCTGCAATATGATTACGATCCATTTCTTTACGGAATGCACGATTGCCATACTCAGGACGACTAATGTCAGTTACCCAGCCTACATACTCACCAACTTTGTCACCAAACTCTCGAGCAATGTCTTCGTTGGTTACTTTAGTATCTTCAACAACATCATGCAACCAAGCAGCAGCAATCATCTCGGGTGTGGCACCGGGGACGTTGGCTACAAAGTCGGCAACTTGTTTAGGATGAACAATATAGGGTTCGTTGGTATACTTACGGCGCTGATCGACAGCAGCATGAGCAGCAGTTGCAAAGATGCGAGCTTTTTCTACGATATCCATTAGTGATGTCCTTTTATTTCATTGTTCTTAACATTGGCAATTGCCCATTCCATTGACACAGCTATCATGCCTGTGGCATCCATACCTACATCTCTACAACGATATTTTTCCATACCGCTGTCGCCACCATGTACGTGACCAAAGAAATGTAAGGAACCTCTGTGCATTTGATCCCACTCGCTGATTGGATAGTGAAACATAACAATCTTATGACCGTCATAGGTAACATCCAAATACTTGTGTACTTCTTTAAACGCATTACGGAATGTGGCATCCTGTAACGTTTTACGATCGTGATTTCCTTCAACTAAGATCTTTGAGCCGTTTAAACGATTCACAGTTCTTCCAGCATCGCTGCCTGACATAAATGCTACATCACCTAAGATGTAAACAGTGTCTTCTGGCTCGATTAAATCGTTCCATTCCTTAATCATGGCTTCGTTCATGTAGCTAACATCGTCGCGGAATCTTGCTCGCGTGATCGGGCAAAACTTCATTATGTTCTTGTGACCGAAATGTAAATCGCTAGTGATCCATGTTTTCATTTTATTTCCTCTATATACATTATAACATCGTGCGAAAGCCCTGCATAGTAACAGGGCTTTCTTTTGTTGTAGAATTACTACGGTTAGATATCGCCTTCGCGATTCTTTGGAATAACAAATCCCCAATCAGTAGTTACACCATTAATTGTGTGTGGTTCGCTTTCATCGTAGGTCATTCCTAGCACTTTCATCATCTTGTGTTTGACAAGAAGATTGGGGCTACGAAATACTTCAGTATCGTCAAAGCCTAATATGGTTCCTACTTCACATACAGCCCCACTACGGCATACACCTGCTACACAATGCACAACAACGTTCATGCGATGTTCTAGAGCGTGTTGCAACAAGCGAACTAATTCTTCAGCTTGTTCGTCTTGAATTTTCCATTGGTCATTTATTGTGTCATCGGTTTTTTCTAAATCAAGAAACTTAAACTGATGAGTAGATTTAAACTTGTGCATTGGCACAGGAAACTCCATGTCCGGATCAACAATTTGAATCAGCATAGAGTTCTCTCCGGCGTTGTGATGTCGACCTTTGGGAATATCTCCTAATGATACATTTTCAATCCAGGGCATTATACTCTCTCTTTTTTAATTCGTCCTATACGGCTAGCTTTGTTCCATGTGTAAGCTACACCATCTGGACATAGACCATCTTCAACACTATCAACTCCAAATATACCGCACACTTCAAAATCCGGGCCGCTGATAGTTACAAACATACCTACAGTTTTGGCAAATGCCATAGCTTCGTTTAGTGTAGGACATGAGTTAAGTGGGAGTCCCGATTTGCTTATTACTTTATACATTCTATTATGATACGATCAAACACTGTGTTTGTCAATGGTACCCCGGGCGGGAGTTGAACCCGCATTTAAATTTCTCTTTTTGAGAGAGACGACTTTGCCAATTTGTCTACCGGGGCTTTGTTCGTGGTACGAGTGGAGGGACTTGAACCCTCAATCAATTAAGCGGCAGATTTTAAGTCTGCTGTGTATACCATTCCACCACACTCGCATACTTGGTGCTCTAACGTAGAATTGAACTACGATCTCTGTCATACCAAGACAGCATAATAGCCATTATACTATAAGAGCTTAATCTTCTTCTGGAAGTTCTGCTAGTGGGCTAGGTGCTGTGGTTTTCTTCTTGCCCCAAGGGTTATAACTTTCTCCCTCGACGCGACCACTCTTACCCATTGGAATTTGTTGAATGATTCCACCGCCTGCTAAAAATTCTGCAACAGCGGCATCGGTTGCTTCTTGTTCTTCTTTCTTACCCATTATCTACCTTATTGTTATTGGCCCGGCGTGGAGGAATCGAACCTCCATAATGACTTTAGAAGAATCATGTCCTATCCATTGAACGAACGCCAGATATATTTGGAGCGGAGTGAGAGAATCGAACTCTCGACCGAAGATTGGAAATCTGCTGTTTTGCCATTAAACTAACCCCGCATACTAACTATAAACTTATTATAGCATCACCTTGATTTATCTGCAAGCTCTTTATAACCTGCCCAGGAAGGATGAACTCCATCTTTTTGTAATCGTGTAATAGGTAACACGACATCGTTATGATCCTTGGCAACTAATTTGACCATCTCTTGGATGTCTGGTTTAATTGCAGGAAGGATCCAATAGACTCTATCTGCTTTTGTTCTATCACGCAGTTGTTGTAACTCCCAAAGAGTTCTAACACCTTTATGATCATTGCTGCCTAAACTGATAATTACTGTCTTTGCTGCAACGGGAGTGTCTTTATACTTCTTATTCCACTGCCACGAGTTCCATCCACCATGTGAATATGAAACACACTCAGTACGAATATTAGCTGTACCAACTGCAATACTGTCACCTAGAATCAAACATTCTAACATAATTGTCCTTTGGAGCGGGCGATCGGGTTCGAACCGACGACATTTACCTTGGCAAGGTAATGCTCTACCAACTGAGCTACGCCCGCATTAAATTTTTGACATACTACTTATCACATTATACTCCGCATGTCAGGGAGAGTTTTTGGTCGGAGTACAAGGATTCGAACCTTGTACGCCTATGTTTCTATTCTGCGCTACCAGACTGATAAATACTTATATGAAACACGAATGTCCCAACTGTAAATCAGAGTTTAAAAACACGCAAGGTTTAACGATGCATACAAAGTATTGCGGTAAACCTAAGCGAATTTTTAACTGTAAGCATTGTGGTGCCGAAAAAATATTTAGGCACACATCCACTAATCAATATTGTTCACATAAATGTGCTCAATTAGCGAGCCGAGTCGAAAAGGATGAAGCTCACTATAAACATAAACGAGCTATTGCTAATGAAGCCTGGCAAAGATACCACGCTAAACAAAAAGCTCAAACACCACCTGATGCAGATTTAAAACTAATACAAAAAATCTATGAAGAATGTCCTATAGGGTTTGAAGTAGATCACATCATACCCGTTAGTAAAGGTGGACTACATCATCAAGATAATCTTCAATACTTACCTATGAGTCAAAATAGACAAAAAGGTAATAAGTTAGATTGGTCCGGGAAGTGGGATTCGAACTCACGATCTCCTGCTCCCAAAGCAGGCGCTTTAAGCCAGACTAAGCTACACCCGGAAAAATTTTAACAGACTCGGCGCTACACTCCGAATTGTTTTTTTCTAATCTTCATGCCAACATAGGTGCCACAAAACGCACCTGCCATTGCTGGAATCATTAACCAATGATTAGACGTGTAATTTATAACTGCTACACTTCCTAAAACATAACAAGCCACAGACCAAAAGCTTGCTCCTAATACATTGTCATTTGCCACACATCTTAGATAATATGTATAAACAATATCAAGTAAAAATATAGCAAAAAATGTTGTTAGGTAATCTATCATTTGAATTTGGTTGCGGGACCTGGATTCGAACCAAGAACTGAAGCTTATGAGACTTCTGAGATGCCCTTTCTCTATCCCGCGATAACTTTATTAAAATACTTTAATGACACATTGCTATGCAATCTGAAGTCTATAATTCTCAGCTGTGACTAAAATATTTTAATAAAGTGTCCGGCTACTCACACCACATGAGCCCCGGACTGAGCGGTTACTCTGTCCACGTTCTTTTCTATTTAGACAGGATAGCGTCCCTACCTTTGTGATTTCTCAAGTCGTTCCTAAAGAGAACCTTGCGGTAGATCCAATGCACCGTGCCTCTCTCGTATCAGCAATCACGCACTTTTCTAACGTAAAAGCGTAAACCGGGGTCTGTTAGATTAGACCTTCAGCCTGCAAAATTGCCACTGCATCATCGCTAAGTGGAATATCTGTTTTGATATTCAACTCAAGGATTTCATCGTTGAGCTTTTGCTTCTGTTTCTTAAGAACTTTTACTTCGTTCTTAATCTGGTCAATCTTTTCTTGTGTCAACACCGAAGTTGTCACTCCATCGCTATAACCATACAGGCTACGACGACCTTCGTCTTTGCTGTTCTTGATCTTGTCAATCTTGCCTTTGATCACAGACATGTCAGTGATAACGGCTGCACTTGCAAGTTCAGCCAATTGACCAAGTCGCTTGTCAATGTATGCTGCACGAGCCAATGCTAGGTCGATGCCACTTTCAGCATTCGCTTGACCAACTAGGCCACGAATGTTATACAAGGTAACCAGCAAGCGATCACGACGGTGATCGTTGTCTGCTAATTTCTTTTGTGCTGATGCAATCACTGCATCAATATCTTGGAATTCGCTGATCTCAACATTAACACTGATGTCAATCGCTTTGATTGCATCGTTAACAGAGTTCTGAACTACATTTGCCTTACGTAGGGTTATATTCATCACGATTGCCTTTCCTTTTCTTTGGGATTTTATCTAGCCATTCTTTTACTGTATACTTGCCTTCTTCAATTTCACGAAGTGCGGTGACTACGGTAGTTGCATCTTTGCCCTCTACACGTTGCATAGAACCATTCTTAAGTTCTCTTGCACGTTGACTTGCGCCTAACACTAGGTTAAAACGATTATTGCCAAACATTTGTGCTGCTTTTTCTGATGTGTATCGAGCCATTGAGTACCTTAGTTAGTTAAAAACGGTCCTGTAAAAGGTCAAGTAATAGACCGAACAAAGTGCAAAGCACAATGTACAAAATTCAACGAGCAGAGAAGTTAATATTACCGGATAGCAAAGAACAGATTTTCTATGTTTATACCCGGAGCACTAACTTACGAGGTTGGAGGATTAGTCCAGCCATTAAGTTTTGTCATCGCATGTAGCGATAACAATCGTCTACTCTCATCTACCTTTTACATCGCCGGTTGTGTATTGCTACACAACAAAACTTATTATATACGAAAAAAACTTAATGTCAAGTCTTTTTAATATTATTGGCTCCACAGGGTGGGCTCGAACCACCGACCAAATGATTAACAGTCATCTACTCTACCGACTGAGCTACTGCGGAATATTTTGGTGCCCCATGAGAGAATCGAACTCCCAGCCACGGATTACAAAACCGTTGTTTTACCATTAAACTAATAGGGCAATACTTACTTAAAAACTTGGTGGAGGTGACAAGGATCGAACTTGCTACATCCTGCTTGCAAAGCAGGCGCTCTCCCAAATGAGCTACACCCCCACGTTATTACTTAACTTCGTTGTCTTTACGAAGTTCATCTTCTAACCAAAGCATTTTTTGATGCTGATACATTTCTTCACTTAGAACGTGCCAACCAATACACTTACCAGTTGGACTACGACCACAACCACACTTACCAAATTCTTCCGGATCTTCTTTGACTCTTATTTGCATGCCTTGGTCCTTCTTTTTAAAAATTGTATCCCAATTACTATCAACTTGAGACTGTGGAACTAATGCCTTGCGTTGCGCACTGCCTTTGCCCCCATGCCACTTTCCACTCATTATTAATCCGCAGTTGCCGAAGTAGCAGTCTGTGTATAACCTGCATTGCCCTGTGGACGTTTTTCACGCTTCGGTACAATAGCTGCTGCTAATTCTGCTTGAATCATCATACGCTTAAAATGATTTCGATCTTCAGCGTTGACAAATGTTGCCATGAAACGCTTTGTTTGCTTGCTTAAATTAAATGTCTTACCTGGTTTTAACATATATTTCCTTTTCAATTAACTTGGCGGAGCGTCAGGGAGTCGAACCCTGTGAACCATTTTACCTGTTCTACGGTTTAGCAAACCGCTGCCTTACCATCCGGCCCACGCTCCAAAAACTTATTGGTACCTCCAGCGGGAGTCGAACCCACATGAACCAATTATCTGTTGCTTACGGGATATAAATCCGCCGTTTTACCATTAAACTATGGAGGTAAAAACTTTGGTACCTGGTCACGGTTTCGAACCGCGGACCCTCTCCGTGTAAAGGAGACGCTCTACCCCTGAGCTAACCAGGCAACTTTATATCACGGTATTCGACTATCGATAATACTGTGCAAATGTTTCTTTACTTCATCCAATGTTTGAAAATGGATCTTTTGATCAAAAATTTCCAAACACCACAAATCTTCTTCTTCAGTTGGACCTTCTACCTGTTCAATGACAAAGTCGATACCTTCTAACTTTTCTTCAAAGTATTTCATCGACTCGCCGAACTCGTAAATATTAATATCTTCCATTCTATATCCTTTGGTGCGCAAGGAGAGACTCGAACTCTCAATCCTCTCGGCAGTGGCTTCTAAGACCACCGTGTATACCATTCCACCACTTGCGCATTTCTTAAATCTATTATAGTGTGTTTACTTAGCTTTGTCAACGGTTGTGTTGATTTTTTCTAAGACATCTTTTCGCATTAAAAACATTCTGTTGTTTTCTTTTCGATGGACAACTAGATACTCAATGCCATCTATCACTTCAACGGCACGTATGTTTTCACATATTACCTGTTCGCTATTTAATTTGTTCTTGAACGTAATGGCTTTCATATTGAGCTCCTTTAAATTTGGTGCCGAAGACTGGGGTTGAACCAGTGACACACGGATTTTCAATCCGCTGCTCTACCACCTGAGCTACATCGGCAATATATTCAAGCACACTTGGAATGTTTCTAATCACAGAGGTCTTCTTGCCTTATGCCTAGGCTATGCCTAGACCGAAGTGTGCTTGAATATAATCTTGGGTTGAACCGGGGAATCGAACCCTCTCTACCTGTTTCACAGACAGGTGTGCAGCCACTACACTAGGAACAACACTGGAGCCCCGTGATGGAATCGAACCACCATCTCAAAGTTCGTAGCTTTGTATATGATCCATTATACGAACGGGGCAAAACTTGGCAGGACTACCAGGGCTCGAACCTGGAACGACTGAGTCAAAGTCAGTTGTGTTACCATTACACCATAGTCCAACAGAATAACCTGGTACCTGTGGGTGGGAACGATCCACCGACACCCGCCTTATCAAGACGGTGCTCTACCACTGAGCTACACAGGTATTAAATGATTGGTGGTAACGATTGGATTCGAACCAATACCTTGCTCCGTATGAAGGAGGTGCACGACCATTATGCTACGTTACCATATGAAAACACACTCGTGCTCTTCGATGTCCGGCGAGCTAACCGTTAGCTAAACTATGTTTAGATTTTTGAATGTGTTTACATATGGTAGGGGCACAGAGAATCGAACTCTGATTTGCGGGTTAAAAGCCCGCTACTTTAGCCGTTAAGTTATACCCCCGACATCTTATCACTCTTGTCACTATTCATGACAGATCTCCTTTTAAAATTAAAAAATGCTCTGCGAACCCCGGAGGTAATTATACCGCATCAGGCACCGGGAACCCCCAATACCATCACATACGGCCTCCACCCTCTCCACGACAGGTTCCGTTCTCGCATTGCCAGCGGCCTTTCGGTTTAAAGACTACCACCCGTGCTTATCACAGCACTTCTCATCTTGCGGGTCACAATATCTAGTGATTAGCTAGAACGTTCTTGGCGCCTCGTAGGGGTTTCGATCCCCTTACCTCGACAGTGACAGTGTCGCGCTCTCCCAATTGAGCTAACGAAGCAATATGGCGGAAGCTGTGAGATTCGAACTCACGGAACCTTTCGATTCGCTAGTTTTCAAGACTAGAGCCATAGACCACTCGACCAAACTTCCATATTACATTTCAAGACGAACTAGGTGTTCGACTTTCCAACGATAAGCATGACTAGAGCCATGCACGTTGCTAAAATAAGGTTTCCAATCGTGCGGTTGACTTACGTCTAGAATATAAACGTGATTGGGATCAAACGCAGGATCATTAAACCCTACATATACTTTTGTGTTGTGTTTCTTAGCTATGTTGGTATAGCTATTAAAAAATCTTTCATCAAAGCCGAAATACCTTTGTTCATTCCAGGCATAGGCATTGCGTTTCTTTGCATCGATAAAACAAAACTTATCGGTTTCAGTGTTCACTAAAACATAGTCCGGGAATTGATCTCCGTCCTCGTCTCTATGAACATGTCGTGCATCTTCAACTACCCACTTAGTCTTGGCAAAATATTTTGCCATCCACTGTTCCATGGTAGTTTCCCAAGCTTCACCGATCTTTAACGACTGATAAAATTGTTGTCTCATAATATTCCTGGAGCACAGGGTGGGACTCAAACCCACGAATCAACGGATTTGCAATCCGCGCCATTAGTCGCTCTGGTACCTGTGCGTTACGTTGGTACTCGGTAGGGGAATCGAACCCCTCTTACCTGCGTGAAAGGCGGGTGTCCTGACCGATAGACGAACCGAGCAAGTTAAAAAACTATGGTGGAGCCGGTTGGACTTGAACCAACAATGCACAAGGGCGGCGGATTTACAGTCCACTGGGGTTACCAATTTTCCTACAACTCCATTTATATAGAAACACACTAATGTCCTACAGCTTTAGTAGGCCTCTCACTGTTACCAATGACGCAGTCACACGTCAATGTGCTTTTATATAAGTGGCGGACTGAGAATACATCCTAACCTACAAGTACCTCGGACATTATTGAGCACCTTGCGAGCACTCTTTCTTCCGACTTCCACGCAGCCCTATTGCTAGGTATCCACGTCTACTTGCAGCATCGCCGTTTAAAGACAGGCATTAGTCTTGACATCGTGTGCTATTCTACGCTTTCTACTCCGTTGACCTTTAGAGCCATTCACTGTCGCTAAACAGTTACGAAACTTCCTGCATAAACAGATTTCACCTTGCGAGTTACGTCTGACTTGGTTAGCTTGCGCCCCAAGTATTAGATGCTTTTCACACACGACCGAGTCAGTCTTTGCATTTTAAATGTTAGTGGGGATCGAACCCACAGTCGTTTCTTTAACAGAGAAATGGCCTACCATTAGCCTATAACAACCTACCGCGATGAGCTGACTCAGTTGCTGAATAATCTTTTGAACTACCCAATACAACTCACCACATACCTTTTGCCTCGCGAGCTACTCAGTGATGTTTCACGATCGGTGTACTGTATTACTACAGCCCACTAACCATTGACATTGCATACGAGCTCTTAGGTGCGACCCTTCGAACCAATACACTACCCTTTCTCATACCAACTAACTGATTGGTTTCGTATGGAAGTCAGCACCACCTGTTACTTTTCATTGCCCCGTGTTCCTTGCGGCACGTCGAACAATGTTCTTCCCCATACATCAGCTTTGCTGTTACATCCACCGGTCTTATCAGTGAACGCTACCTCGCGGTAGTGAGCAGGCTTGCTTAAACAGACCATTGCTGGCGCAGGAGTGTAGGACTCGTCTGCTTTGGGCTAGTCACCTAGCTTATCTTTTGTCCAGCTGGGCGAACCATACTGTCCTGGAGATTAAACTCCCCTTAATTCTTATACAACTACACACTTACAGGAATCGAACCTGCCAACCATGCATCAAAACAAGGCTGTTATCCACTACATAAGCGTGGCCTACGCTGTTGTGTGTATGTGTATAAGAACTTCTTATACTTAAATTTTTAATGAACATATGTTAATTGCTTAACATGCGTATACTATAACATCGTTTTTGCTGCTGTCAACATATTTTGGTAAACAACATAAAATGAATTTGTAAGCCTACGTCAACATTTATCGTAGATTTATTCAGGACTTACCGGCCGCCTAGCCTGACCTCGACACGCGATGGATATCACTTGGGATCCGTCCAGTATAGTCCCCGTTACGGACCTCCGCAGTTCCCCGCGGGTGGGAGTTGAACCCATTAACCTTTTACTAACTCGGTCCTTCGAAGAAACCTTATTAGCGTGACTTCACTTGCTGACACTTACAAAACTTGGTCTCCCATGAAGGACTCGAACCTTCGATTTCCTCGTTCCAAACAAGGAGGCATAGCCGCTAGCCCAATGAGAGATAAAAATGGCATACCGCGAGGGATTTGAACCCCCACTAGCAGTTTTGGAGACTGTCGTGCTGCCGTTAACACTAGCGGTATATAAACTTTGGCATCCTGCACGGGTATCGATCCCGTTCCTATACCTTGAAAGGGTATTGATCTAGCCAGTAATCTAGCAGGATATATTTTGGTGGACCGATGGGGGATCGAACCCCAACTACCGATATGCAAAACCAGTGTGCTCCCATTATCACTATCAGCCCAAAAATTAAACACTCTCCAGACTATGTCGGTTCCGGCGCTTTCAAGGCGCTATGGGAAAGTGTGTATTAAAGCATACTGTCATCACCACCATGCTTCCACGTCTTACGGCGGATATGTCTGTTCAGTATGCTTTAATACGCTGTAATTTTTCACACTAGAAGAAGTGTTCCATCCTACAGGCCGCCCGTTTACAGCATGTTTTAAGTGCGCTGCCAGGACCTCGTTTCCTGTTATTCACACTTTGCACTATTAGTTTACACTAAACGTTGGCTGTTTAGCCAGCGATCGGTGATATACTGTAGCACGATCAAACTTATCTTGAATAAGTTTTTGAAGTTGCTCTTTTGTAAGAACTGCTTCATAAGCTTGTTCGACAATACGTTCATTTAACTTTTCGTAATCTTTCTTTTCCATTTCTTCCTTTGTAAAAACAAAAAACCCCAGGGTTTTTAATCCTAGGGTTCCTAAAGTTTGTAAGTTACTTGGTGCTGTTTAAGCGTAACCTGCCCCTTCTAAGAACCCCGAGCTATTATAGCCCTCTGGTGTGCGATCTGATGATAGACTATTAATCGCTAACCAAGACCCGTGCATCGGCACAGCCTGTTTGGCTATCGTTTTAAATTGTCTAAAATTACAAATTGCGTTCATTTTGTTTTCGTTTCCTTAAACGCTGCAACTGTTGCAGCATGTCTTAACTATAACACCTGTTATCTATCTTGTCAACCACTATTAAGTCTTTTGGCAAAATATTTAACACATGCAATTATTATAGTGTATGTTTATTTAGTTGTCAACAAAAATACCACCTTCATATGTGGCAATTTTGAATCATTTGAAAATATTTGTTGCCTTACCGCTGGCCACTAAATATCACACAACTATTTATACATGACACAATTTCAAACAATACCTTTTGAGCAAATAGTAAAGTTCGGTCAACGAACAATGCTCGCTAACACGTTGTTCTCCACTAGCTGGATCTTGGGTAGGTTTTGTAATTACAAGTGTAGCTACTGTTGGCCTTACGCAAATAGTAGTACTCCGGATCACCAACCGCTTGAAGTATATAAATCTACTGTAGACGAGATTAAACGTCAAGCACGAGTCAATGGGTTTAACCAGTTCCATTGGTCGTTCAGCGGAGGTGAGCCCACAGCATACAAGCAATTGAATGAACTTGTCAAGCATCTACAAGATGATTTAGAAAGTTCATACCAAAGTATACACATGACCACTAACCTAAGTCCAGGAAGCAAGTGGTGGAACACTTGGTGTAAGAACACAGAGTTGTTACAGCGTAGAAGTATAACAGCCAGCTTCCATGATGAGTTCGCTAAAGAACAAGAGTTTGGCGATAAGTGTTTACAGTTGATGTACGAACTAGTACACGTTACCATCAATCAAGTAATGGTGCCCGAAAAGTTTGACGAACTATATGCTCGCATGGAGCGATTTCACAAACGTGGAATCAACGTAACACTCAAACCCATGAGCGATCCAACTGCCAGCGGCATCGTTGACGGATACACCGAGGATATGATCAACAAAATGCAGACTGGATTTCCTCAACGTGCCAACGGAGAAGAGTTATATCAGATCGCCTTGTACGATGCAGCAGGTATCGAATACTTGTTTGATCAAGCAGAACGATTTAATGCCTTTGGATTTAACAAATTCAAAGATTGGATCTGTAATGCAGGCTATCAAAGCGTTATTATTAGGGGTAATGAAGTAAAACGTAGCTACAGTTGCCACGATACTGCACTAGGTACTCTAGAAAGCTTTGACTTGTTTAAGACACCACAGCAGTGCATTACGCCTAGCTGCGTGAGTTCAGCTGATAGTAAGATTCCTAAATCCAAATAGTACTATTAGGAAATTTATTAACGCTTCTATTGATTAATTCTAGATGTTTGTCAGGATCAATGATTCCAACAATGCCCATCATTAGTTTAAATTTAGTAATTGGGTTAGTTCCGTGTTTTACATCAGCGTTATTAAATGCAAACATTGGATAGTCTCTATGACTAACAGGAATAAGTGTTTGGCCAGCATCATCTTCTAACCAAAAAGTGTTATGTTCCGGTTCTGTTAATAGAATATTGTATCGTCTAGGCTCTATTGGTTGCATTGGATCATGACTATCAGTGTGTGCAGGGTACGAACTGATCTGTCTCATCCACCCTGCGAATGCGATTTCTTTAAATGGAGCTGCCAAAATAGCATCTACTAGCGTTGGAAATCTTTTTACAAACTCTGGATTCCAGTTTAACTCATATTCATTACCAGTTTTCTTCCAATCTCCCTTGTCCATATACTTTGCAGTAGGTAAAATTCTCCAATCTTCTACTGAATATCGACTACACGCTACAGTATAGTCGTGTCTATTTTGTATAATATCTTCGTAGTCTTTGTTTATAACGCCGTGGGTAAAATGAAAATCCTTCATGTCTTCCACGTCTGGTAAGATTATAGGAATATCAATCGGTGTGTAAATTAATTTTTTATTTTCTTGTGTGTACGTCGGCATATAATTTTGAAAAATCCAATGGCTCTTTAGTTATATTTCTGTTATACATATATCGCGAAGGCGGAACATCGGGTAATATTTTATTTTGATTCTTTAAAATATCTCGACGAATAATTTGATGTAGGAAATTTGTTATACCGTCCGGAACAAAATCGCACCACGGCCCTGCTCTTAATTCTTCCATGTCGATATCTGTAATATCACACCACTGAATTAATCTTATTTCTTTTCCTTCTATATCTACCATAATATGATAGATGTTGTCGTCTGCTTCACCTATTACTTTAAATGATTTATTATTATCCTCAGCCCATTTTCTAGCAGTCTTAAATATATCACTCAAATATACTCTACCTTCCGTTGAATTACGACCAATTTCGCTGCCAGCTCTTACTCTAAATGTATTAGGAGTCCATGTACTCGATGTTATTTCTTTTAAAATATAATCTAATTCATTGAGATCGATCATAGTATAAGAAATATATCCCACAGCAACATTTTCTTGATGCATTGTTTCTATTGCTCTAATTTGTTTTTTACGAACTACTTCGTAGTTATTGTATTCGGGATGGTTTAATCCAATGTTTGCTCCAATTAGGCCAGCCGCTGCTGCTTCTCTAGAAAACTGCACATCGCCAAATCGTATACCGTTGGTCATAACTATAGGATACAGATTCATTGATCTAATATCAGCTACTAATTCGCAAAAATCTGGTCGCAATGTTGATTCCGCACCAGACAAAACTATCCGTTGTATTTCATCTTCTCCAATTGGATGTTCTTTGATCCTAGCTAAAAACTGATCTTTAGGAATATCTGTTATTTGATTATCGGGCAAATGATAACAATGCGGACATTCTAGATTACAACGATCACTGCCTTCCATTAGCAGTGATGAATTAAAATTATACTTCTTAGTTTCTTGAGTATAGAAAAGATTTGAATAAAATTCGTAATCACTTTCTATCATATGATGCGTAATTCCGTGCAACGAACAATTTTTTGCTAGATATACTTTATTATCTTGATGATATCTCCATCCCGGTATGTGTCGATAGCAACAATGACACAGGCTCACCGTTGGCGACAACAGCGTTCCTCCAATCATTCTAATTGAATCTAACAATTGTTCTATATGCTGATCTTTAAATTGATTGATATTCTTGATAGTAATGTTCATTTGTAAATCTCTTTAAGCATTTCGGGGATAGTAAGTTGATAACTCAAGTTGAGAGTTATGCGAGGTTGACTAGATTTTGTTAATGTACCATGAATGCAATCGTGATCGAACAAACATGTCTCTCCTTGATTAACACTAAAATTTAATTTTTGTTTTATAAGACTGGGATCCGGTAGATGATTTTCAAAGAGCTCATGCTCTTTTGTTTTTTCCCAAAATACACAGTCAATTCCTCGATTATCAGTTACCATAGTAAATAGCGAAGTTTTTCTTCCTTGGTCGATATGCGGAAATAATATAAAATCTTTTAAAACTTGAAATCTAATTCTAGGTATCCCGAGGTGTTGCAAGCATTTAGGAATCTGTTTTATGATTAATTGTTCTAGATCTTTTGTAAGATTTGCCACAGCAAAATATCCATCTCCGCCATTTAGTCTCTCATCTTGATATGTTCTATACTCGCCCAATAATTTTTCTTCTTTGCTTGCGGATTGTCTAATAGCGTATCCGTTGGATATGAACACATTCTTTTTTAAATGTTCAACGTCGGATGCTAGCTCAATTATTCCGTTACTAATTTCCGGAGTTAGCATTTGAAAATCAGTAAGCACTGCATATTTCATATACTTAACTTCTTATGTTTGTAATCATTAATTCGTTCATCCATTATTTTTTGTAAATTAGCATAATGGGGAGTTGATGGTTCTTCTCTATACTCCAATGCTTCATCTATAGTCATACCTAATTGAATAAAATTATCTAATCCATATGAATTAATTGTAAATTTATATTCTTTGTTAGCCTTGGATCTAAAATTGTCAGAAATATGTCGAGCCTCGTCAAAGTTCATATAATCATTTTCCCAATGTAGATTAGAAATTCCGTGTTTTACTTCAGCAAATCTATTTTTTAATTTAGGCAAATTGTCAAACTTTATTTCTCGATACCCGTATTTTTCCCAATTAACTGACAGCGTCGACAGCACATCGGTTTTATAGTCTATGGGAATTTCTAAAGGCCATAGTTCGAAGGCTTCACCTTGCCAATTATTAACTAACCAGTCCAGAGACTTATTAACGGAGTCTTTAGATTCATAAGGTAGCCCAACCATCAGTGCAATCACACCTCTATATAATTTTCTATGGTGTGTTTTAAAATAATTTCTTGCTTCTAACAAACCCGGCAACAGTTTATCTGGATGCATTCCCTTTCCGATGGCTTTTGCAGTCTCATGATTCATACTTTCTATACCATAGAACTGCCCTAGGAATCCTAGTTCTGCTAATGGCTCCCAATCCTGTTTTCTTGATACTAACAAATCGCCTCGTATAAATCCACTGAACCAGGGTTTGAATGGCATCTTTCTAGTAACATCTGCAAACTTTGTTATTTTTTCTGATCGGTCATTGAATGTTTCATCACTGGCATAGTAGTTAGTAATGCCAAAGCGATCATATGCATCCATCATTTGAACATAATAATCATCTGCATCTCTGGTGTAATCGCCCTTAACACCTAGCACCGGGAAATTGCAATACAAACATTTAAATTTACAACCTCGACTAAATTCCATAGTTAACCAATCTGTTGGTTCTAAAAAATCTCGGTCTTCATACTTTACCATTAAACTCTTCATAGGAAATGCTGGATAAAAATGATTAGCTGTAATTACTTTTTTAGATCCAAAATATTTAGGATCAAAACTAGGAGCAGGGCCGTTGCCAGTAATATATTTTAACAATTCTAATATAGCATACTCACCAAAGCCAGTGAGATAATAATCCACAGCAGTTGATTCCATTCTAGGTTTGCTTTGACTTCCGGTTATTTGTTTGACTTCCGGATAGTCTTTTCTTATAAACTGTGCTAGGTCCTCGACATGAGTATTCCATTCACTAAAGAAACAACTATATCCTACAAACACCGTGTTATCTGTAATCCTAGATCTGCATAATTCTTGTAGTTCTTCCTGGGTCCAGTGCATGGTCCATTCTATTACTTCGATATCCCAACCGTGTTCTCTTAAAAAAGAAGCAATACGATATGCGCCACCGGGGCGTCTAATATTGATTGTGTGTATGTTAAAAATTAACGCATGTTTCATTTCGAATATCCTAATTTAGAATCGATATATTTTCTAATTATTGGATTACGCTCTTCATCAGACATAACATCGTCGCCGCCAAATTTTAAAAGTTCTTCAAGTGGCTCTTTTTTTATCTGCGCTAATTCTCCAACATTCCATCCACCGATAAGAAACTTGTCGGAGTTTGTTTTATGCCACTTGTTTGTTATTTGTTCAGCTTCAAAAAAATTCATGTGTTCGTTTTTCCAAAACAATATATTATCCTTTATAGCAAAATTTAATTGCCCTAACTTCGATTGCGTAATTCCAGCAACTTCTAATTCTTCCGAACTCATTTCACTGTATCCTAATTCTTTATATGTGTTAGAAATTGTAGAGGTTGTAACAATTCCGTCCATCTTTGGTATACCTAATGGAAATGCTCGTATTCCTTCCCCCGCCCAATTCGTGGCCATCCAATCCAGTGTCTGCGATAGGGTATCTTTAGTTTCATGAGGCAATCCGGCAATTAGCGTAATAAGTCCTCTATAGTTACCCTGTTCTTTAAAGTGTTTTCTTACGGCAAGTAGTCCTTCTTTGATCTTATCGGGATTCATCCCTTTGCCAACCGCCTTGCCCGATTCCCAGTTTAATGTTTCTATCCCATAATGATGGCCAAATAAATTCATTCCTGCAACTAAATCCCAATCTTGTCTTCTAGATACTAACAAATCAAATCTAATAAATCCGTTGAGCCACGGAGTATAATCTAATTGTTGAACTACATTTGCAAATTTTTCTAATTTTTCTGTTCGATCATTAATGGTTTCGTCGGCAATATTAAATTTAGTAACTCCAAATTTTTCATAAAGAAATGTTAATTCTTCTTTAAAATCTAATGCATCTCTTGAATAGTCACCTTTTACTCCTAAAATAGGATAATTGCAGAAAGCACATTTAAATTTACAACCTCGACTTAGTTCGACTGGTAGTGTTTCATATGGACTGATATAATCTCGATCTTCATATCGTATCGGTAAAGTTGCCATTGGATACGCAGGATAACTTATATTAGCTTTAATTAATTTTCCATTATTCCAAAGTGTGTAATTTAATTTTTCTTTTTTTCTTATATGATTAATCACAGCATCAATGGCGTACTCACTATAACCATCTAAATAATAGTCAGCATCGATTTTTGTAAGAATAACATCTTGACCGCCTGCAATAATTTTTATTGCTGGATATGCAGACCTAAACCAAGAAATAAAATTAGTTAAGCGAATGTCATCTGCTGCAAATGTAGCACTGTATCCAATAAAAATAGTGCCTTCATTAATTTTTAATTTACAAAATTCTTGTAATTCTTCTAAAGTCCATCCGAAAAAATAATCCACTACCTCAACATCCCAGTCCTGTGACCGTAGCCAGGTAGCGATTTTGTGAGAACCGCCCAATCGTATTAATTGAGTGTTTCCGACTCCGTTAATACGGACTGCTCCTCCGAAAATTAATGCATGTGGCATAATATAAGTATAGTTAATTAAGTAGTCATATATTTAGCGGGTACAAAAAAGTCATAAATATTACTCATGTATTACTCATACCCAGCCTTCCCCCAGATTCCCCAGTCATTGATCGACGACATGACTGCACATTTTGAAAAATGTAGACCACTATTAGTGCCAATAGAAAATTTTAAACACTTTATGGTAATGCCTCAGGCCAGGGCAGAGATAGAAAAAACACATCCACTTACTGGCAATGTTGAAAATTCTTTAGGATATCCTACGAGTGTTGCTGCTAATCAGTTTCCAAACGTATGTTTGTTTAGAATAATACCGTCGCCTGCATTTGTAAACACTTGGTTAGAAAAAAACATTCCAGTCACTGGTTGGCATGCTAGTTTACAGGAATTTGTCGAGGGTGATTTTTTTATTCCGCACATCGATCTTATGAGGAATGTGGCATACAATTATCTAATAGATACCGGTGGCGAGGAAGTTAGAACGGTATTCTATAAACCAAAAGATGAATTTAAGAGTTATACAATTGCACCAAGAACTTTTATCCCGTATGAACGAATTCAAGAAACGGATTCAATTGTATTTCCTAAAAATAAATGGCATCAATTGAAAGTTGATGAGATACACAGTGTTGAAAATTTAAATCCAGCTGAAAGAAGATTTTCTCTTACTTTGAGCATGTTTAATTTCAAGTAAAATTATCGTTATTAATTAGATACACCTGGGGAATATACCATCGATTGTTGAAGTACAAATTTATTAAATCAACAGTAAGATTGCTAATTTCTTTAACACTGATAACAGTTTCATTTTTCTTAAATTTTTCTATGTATCCAGGGTGTGCCATATCAGTTTCCACTAGTGCCGGATTGATGCTAATGCACCTTGCTGCACAATTAGAGAAATTTATATCCCAACTTACTTTATCTAGAGCAGATTTAAACTTGCCGTATTTAATATGAACGAATTTTTTATCAATATATTGATTAGCAATCGGCGCAATACTACTGATATTAACTAACAAGTGATTGTGATTTTTATGTTTTTCAAACCATTTTGATGCAATGATTGATTGGTGATTTTCATAATATGCATTATTGATAAAAATTTCACAGTCCATAGTTTCGTCTATAATTTTATCTATAACGTCTATATTAGAGATATCGTAGTTGTTAGTTCTGCTAAATCCGACAACTTCAACGGAATGATCCGAAAAATACGTGTGTAATCCATTACCAATGCCTTTGGTATGACCTGTTATTGCTATTTTTTTAAACTTCATAGAATTTTTTAATTGTCCAGTTAATAATATCAACAATTTCTTTTGATATATCTAAGTTACTTTCTTTAAATCTTTTTGCTCTATCATCATTGTCCATCAAGTTATCTTCTAATCCGGGAGATATTAAAATACAAAGACAATCCTTTTCAGCTAAATTAACTTCCCAACTGAATTCATTTAGATCTTTTTTTGCTTGAAAATATTTAGACCATTCACTATCGGCCATTGCGTGTGATTGAGCCCACAGTATGTTTATGATAAGATGTTTTTTATTTTGATGTACTTCAAACCACTTTTTAGTAATTTCTAATTGTAAATTATTATTGTATTCGTAGTTAACAAATATTTCTATGTCTTTGGTTTCTTCTATAATATTCGATATATCAGAAACGTTGTTAAATTCTTTTATGGTTTTTGCCGGTAACGCCATTTTAATAATATTACCCAGAGCATTATTTGTACCAGTAATGGCTATATTATAACTAATCATAATAGACAATAATCCTTTGGCAAATCAAAGAGGTAAATCACTCGAATATTATCGGTAAAATTCCAGGCACTATGGGGAAGACTATTGTCAAAAATTAATAATTTGTCTTTTTCCCAAGTTGTATCAACTCCGTTAACACGTAATCCTAGATGTGCTGTGTCGGCATCGGGCAATACTAACGGAATATGAATTCTTACATTTTTTCCTGTGTTATCGTGATCTTGATGGGTATCTATCTTGCTGTTAGCATCTAAGAAACTGTATCCAGCGCACCAAGAGATGTGACCAAAATGAGAAACCATTTCCCAAGCCTTTGGATATCTTTTTATAGCATCGGGATATATTCTATAGCCCATGTTTTTATGAGGTGATGTTTTCCAAGTATACCCTTGTTCAACATTAGATTTTCCAAGATCGTCTGACATAGCATTCATTGAAGACCAATTCCTAACATCCTGATCATTCAGCCACTCGCTAATCAGTGTTTGCTGAAATGACAAAACATAATCTGTAAATTTAAATTGACTTTGATCTACAATCATTTATGAATCCCTGATGTAAATTCATGTTCCCAAGACGCGGAATCTAAATCGTAAATGTGTTGTTTCAACCAAGAATAATTATTTGTTTTTGTATCACTAATAATCGAATGTCTTTTTTCTAAAGTTTTAAAATGCAGTTTTCCGAGTTCGTATGTTGTATTATCTAAGTTTTTTACCCAGTGCTTTGTGTCAATTCCCCAGGCTATTGCTAGTTGTGCCCACATGTAATCTGGAAACAATGACCAACCCTTGGTAGTGGACGCCATTGAATTTCTAGGATCGTTATATTTTTGTAACAACATCTCTTCGTGCTTTTCTTTAATACCTATTTCTCGCATGTCTCGCCAAAATTTTGTATCAGTCCTCGAGCTTAATGTATAATGAACCTTGATAAAATCAGCTATATCATCTATAGAATAAGAAATTTTTTCGTTAAAAGTATCAAAATTAAATTCATTGTTTGATTTTCTATCCCATATAACTTCACACAGTCTACGAATAGTATTCATTATGATGTATAAAGCATTGGCCTCCATTGGTTCAACAAAGCCTGCACTTAGTCCGATTGCTACTACGTTGCCCTGCCCCATTTTTTCTAGTCTACTAGGAGTCCATTTTATATTTCTAGGCTCCATTCTTCTATTGTCAATCATTTGCATATATTCATCTAATGCATCTTGGTCGCTAATATAATCCGGAGCATAACAATATCCAGTGCCCATTCTATGCCATAGACCAATTTTAAACATCCAACCATGCGGTTTAGCGATGCTTTGTGTATAGTTGACCATTTCTTTTTCGTGATCCTCGTAGTCTAACTGACATACCCAGGCAGAACGAACAGGAGCACAGTCGTAGATCTTTTCTTTCCAGCCCAACTGTTTAACAATTAGTCGATGAAATCCAGAGGCATCTATAAACAAGTCGCCTGTAATTTTTTCATTATTTTCTAATATCAATTCATCAACTTGCGTATTGTCTTTATAAACTACTCGAGTTACTTTTTGTTGTATGTGCTTTACACCGCTAGGTATTGCAACTGTGTCTCTAATATAGTCACCAGCTTTTTCGGCGTTTATGTGTTGACTCCAACTCCATAGTGGATTTAGCATGTACTCAGTTCCGTTGAACGGAGCTACATTTTTCTTCATATAATGATATTGTGAATTAAAATACTGATCGAATTTATCGATCTCTCCATCATTATACATCTTAATTAAAATGTCAGTGGTCCTAGATACATCCGATTCCGGCCAAAGTTTTTGGTCAGTGACTTCTGGTGGTTCTTTGTATAGGCTGCTGTTATCAGCAGTAAAGCTAAAACTAAAATGTTCTTCTTCGGCATCGAGGCCTTCTCGCCACCCAACAAACTTATTTGCAAATTTATATATTGCTCCAGTATTATACATCCAGTCTTTAGTCTTTATTCCCATTTCAGCAAAAAAGCTAGCAATATGCGGGGTAATGCTTTCCCCTACACCTATCTTAGGAATTCCTGGAGATTCAATTAATGTGATTTCGCAATCTTTAATTTTTTTAATAAGATATCCGGCTGAGAACCATCCCGCTGTGCCACCACCAACTATAACAATTTTTAATTTTTTATTCATCATAAGTACTTATCTGCAATACTACCCTAGGAGTAAACCCAATATTTGCAGCACCATGCAATGCTGCTGAATCAGTATACATCCAAATATCGCCTGCTTTATAATCTGCCATCATACTATTTTCATATATAAAAATATGGCCAGGTTCCCAATCCTGCAACGGAATCCAATAACGTTGACTATTTTTTTGATAAGTTGTATGTGGATCAACATGCATGGGCATGAAGTTGCCCGGCATCATTTTGGTAATCCACCAATGGAATTTTCCATCGATAAAAGGCGGTTGCGGAATATCGAAGTTAACGTTGTCTTTGTCAAACATCCAAAAATATATAGCATCTTCACTGTATCCAGCCTCTCTAGCTCTGGCGTACTCTTCTTCCATTCTTTTTGAATTTGGTGTTTGACCTTCTTTAGGCCTTCCTGCCCCTCTAGAATTTAGGACTTGTTTTAACCACAATGGGTCTAACCAGTTTTTAAAATTGCCTAAAAAATTCACTATAAATACCTCATCAATTAAAGCCATATATTTAACAACCACATGTTTAATTTTTCTCAATTACGACAGATACACCTCGAAATATCAAATAACTGTCAGGCAAGTTGCCCTTGGTGTTTGCGTAACTATAACAGCGGAATAACAAATCCGTTGATTAAAATAGAAAATTGGTCTTTAGAAGAATTTCAAAAAATTATAAATCCAGAAGTGTTGTCTCAACTCACAGTTTTAAATTTTCTAGGAAACTCCGGTGATGCGCCAATGAACAACGATCTTCCGGAAATGTGCAAGTATGTTAAAAAAGTCAATCCGTCGACAAAAATAAAAATTCATACCAACGGCGGAATGCGGAATGCTAGCTGGTGGGAAGACTTAGTTGAATGCCTCCCCGAAAAGCACATTCTTATTTTTGGAATTGACGGGTTAGAAGATACTAATCATATTCATCGAGTAGGCGTAAGATTTGAAAAAGCCATAGAAAATGCCAAGGCCTTTATTAATGCAGGTGGCAAGGCCCAGTGGAGTTTTTTAGTTTTTAAACATAACGAGCATCAGTTAGAAACAGCTAGGGCTCTTTCTAAAGAATTGGGATTTTGTAATTTTGAAGTAAAACATAGTTCAAGATTTTTTGATAGTAAAGATAAACCGGTAATGGATGCATCTGGAAATATTCTTTATTCGATCTCTCCACCAACAGTTACACCGGTAAAATTCTATACTAAACAAATGGTAGATACCATTGACAAAATTGTAACTGAATCTACTGGAATTCAATGCTTTGCAGATAACCACAAAGAAATTTACATCGATGCTCATAAAAATGTTTATCCCTGCTGTTGGTTGGGCTACTTACCAATAGTGTATGATCCAGAATACACTTCGGGTATCCATAGTAGAATGTTAGATCAATTGAATGTGATTGTAGATAAGATAGGCGACATTAATGCGTTGACATCGAGCCTAGAAGAAATTCTCAATTCTCAAGCTTGGAAAAATTCTTTCGATGATGCTTGGAAAGAAAGTGGGTTAATTAAATGTGTAGATGCCTGCGGAAAGAATACACCAATGCCTAAACAGATGGAAGAGTTTGTGGAATCATATACTCAGCTTCGATGATTGTCTAAAAATTTCACTATAAGTATTTAAAATAATAGCAAATTCAACTCGAGCAAATAATAGTGTTTAAATTTTCAGAACTCAGATCTGTACATCTAGAAATATCAAATAACTGTCAGGCAAGTTGCCCTATGTGTGTTCGAAATGTTCACGGCGGTTTAGTAAATCCTTTAATTAAAATTCAAAATTGGAGTCTTAAAGAATTTAAAACAATAATGAATCAGGAAATTCTTGATCAAATTAGTGAGTATTATTATTGTGGTAATTTTGGAGATCCCATATTAAACAATGATTTCATAGAGATGTGCAGGTACACAACTCAAAACGCACCACATCTCAAAGTTTCTGTTCATACCAACGGCGGTGCACGAAACACAGATTGGTGGTCTTCTCTTGCAACAGCATTACCTGATAACCACATTGTTGTGTTTGCATTGGATGGGCTGACAGATACTCATAGTCTATATAGAATAGGTACAAGTTTTGAAAAGATAATTGAAAATGCCAAGGCATTTATTGCAGCAGGTGGAAGAGCAAATTGGACTTTTATTAAATTTAAACACAACGAGCATCAAGTTGAAGAAGCACAGCGTATGGCAAATGCCTTGGGCTTTCAAGAATTTACAATTAAGAATAGTTCAAGATTTATAGATGTTCCTAAGTATAAAGTTGTTGACACTAAGGGGTTAACAACACATTACCTAGAACCATCCACTGACACTGAGATGAAATTTATCAGTAAAGCAGTCATTGATAATGCAGAAAAATTAACAAAAGAATCCGAAATACATTGTTACGCAGACAGCGTAAAAGAAGTGTTTATTGACTCATATAAAAATCTAATGCCATGCTGTTGGTTGGCAACAATTCCGTACAATCATATAGAGCCAGATGATTATGCTGCTCCTGTTAGACATAAAATGTTAGAGGAATATCATCAATTGGTAGAAGACCTTGGCGGTGCAGTTAATCTTAACACTGTTAATAAAACTATAAAAGAAATCGTAGAAAGTAAAGAATATCAATCAGTGTGGTACAATTCTTGGGAAGAACATAAGCTAATGACCTGTGCTAGATTCTGCGGTAAGTTTAAAGAAACTGAGATCAGTAAGCCTAGAGATCAATTTATTAACGTTATAAAATTAGCTGAATGATTAGTAAAACATTTTGTCCACTGCCCTGGATACACTTAGCCACACGCCCCAACGGTGATGTTAGAGTGTGTTGTACGGCCAATGCTAGTGGTGCTGGTGAAAACGATAGCAAAGAAGTAGGACTAGTGACTAATAATGGTGTTACTATGAATCTACAGACCAGCACATTGACAGAAGTATGGAATAGTGACTACATGAAGTCTACTAGACTGCAGATGTTGAACAACGAAACTCCTAATAGTTGTACTAAATGCTTTGAAGAAGAATCAAGCGGTATAGTAAGTAAACGTCAATGGGAAACAGTTGTGTGGAAAGAACGACTGGATATCAAATCTATTGTCGATAGTACTACTGTTGATGGTAGTTTACCTGTTAATATTCCATACTTTGATTTACGATTGGGAAATATGTGTCAACTTAAATGTGTCATGTGTAGCCCACACGATAGCAGTAGTTGGATTAAAGAATGGAAATTGCAGTATCCGAAATATAAAACTGTTGAATTAAAAACAGATCAAAGATGGGATAGTAACTTTGATTATACATGGTATCAGAAAAGCACATTCTTAGAAGATATGCGTTCAAACGCATATAACATTCGTGAACTTTATTTTGCTGGTGGCGAACCATTGTTAATACCTGAACATTACAAGATATTAGAGTTCATGATCGAAACCGGTGCTGCTAAGTTATGCGTCTTGCGTTATAATTCTAACGGTCTTGAGCTTCCAGAAAAGCTCTTCGAACTGTGGAATCATTTTAAAGAAGTTAAATTTAATTTTAGTGTAGACGCTGTTGGGGAACGCAATGATTATATTAGGTATCCAAGTAAATGGAGTAATGTAGTTGCTAATTTAGAAAGGCTAGATGATACTCCTAATAACATCACTGTGAACATTGCCTGTGCTGTACAAATTTTAAATGTGTTAACTATACCCGACTTAGTACACTGGAAGGAAAGTAGAAATTTTAAAAAGATTAACCTCCCACCGTACGGTGCTGGATTAATAGGAACGCACTTAGTATATTTGCCAAGTTATTTAAATGTAAGAGTACTTCCAAAACATTTAAAGGATAAGGTAGTAAAACAAGTTGATTATTTTTGTTCTCAAAAAATTAACAACAACGAATTTATGTCTAACCCCTATGGGTTAAAACGCTGGCAAGGACTTGTCCATTATATGATGGCAGAAGATTGGTCTAATAAAATTCCTACACTATTAGATTATCTCAATGTCTGCGATGATACAAGAGGTTCAAATTTTAAAGAAACTTTTCCAGAGTTAACATTATGAAAAAGTTTCCTATTAGAATTGTCTCTACTCAAGAACAAGATTTGTTACAGGTAAGATTCTGGCCCACTGATATTTGTAATTTTAATTGCTCTTATTGCTTTCCAGGTTCTCATGATGGAAATTTTAGATATCCCAAAGACCTTGTATCAACGTTGGCTAATTTTAGAAATATCTTTGATCAGTATAAGCAACTAGGAAAAACAAAATTTCATCTAATTATTTCCGGAGGTGGCGAGCCCACACTATGGCCGCGATTAGAAGATTTTTGCAAAGGATTAAAAGAAAGTCATGATGTTTTTATTACCCTTGTTTCTAATGGATCCAGAACTCTAGAATGGTGGACAAATAATTATCATTATTTTGATGACGTTACTTTAAGTTTTCATCATGAATATGCTAATATACAGCATCATTGTGATATTGCTGATTTTCTTTACGAGAAAGAACTTAAGGTAACAACTCTTGTACTAATGGATTTTAAAAATTGGGACAGGTGTGTGACCTCTGTCAACACAATGCTTTCTAGTAAACATCCTTGGTATATACAAACCAAGGAAATTGTTGATGCGCCGGGTCACGGAATGGATGTATACTCCGAAGAACAAAAAAAATATATAGACGACAGTATTAAAAGAATTCCGTCAAGCGATAAATTATTAAAGCAAATTGATGATATTAAATTACATCAAAGTGTTGTATTATTTGACAACAACACTGCCGAAGCAGCAAGGCCACATACTATTATTTTAAATGACTGGAATAAATTTCTAGGATGGCAGTGTATGGTTGGAGCCGAATCAATAGTAATAACACACGACGGAATAATTAAAAGTTCTTGTGGAGTTAAACTAAATAGTGTCAAACCTGTTGTTTGCTCCAATGCCGATTGTACCTGCCAACCCGATACACATATAACTAAATGTATAATTTAAAAAACTTTTTACCTTATAATTATAGAACTGATCTTGAAAATACAGATTGGAAAGAATCTATTGTTATTTTTGGATGTTCTATGGTATACGGGGCAGGGTTGGAATTAGAAGATACGATTCCTTATCATATAAACAAACAACTAAATGTTCCGGTGGTCAACATGGGAGTTATTGGATCTTCTATGTATTTTTCTCTATACAATCAAATGGTGTTGAAAAATATATCTCAGCCTAAAGCAGTGATTAATATTTGGACAGAATATTCTAGGATTCCTTATTTTAAATCTGATCAGGTAGTAAATTATGGCCCATGGGATATAGAAAAGAATAACTTTGGTGATTTATGGACAAGAGATAATAGCAATGCGGAGGTCCATGCTCTAATGATACAGCAGTCGAGTAAAGCGTTGTGGAAAGAAATTCCGTATTATGAAGCAACATTTTTTAGGCCAACGCAGACTATCTTAAACTGCGATCAATTGTTAGGACATGCAACTGATACCGATTATGCCAACGACGGAATGCACCCTGGACCTATAGCTACTAAGATGTGTGCTGATTATATTATATCACGAGCTAATTTTAGTTAACGGAATATCTGCAGCACACGTACACCAATCTCGTGTACAAATAACTGGATCCTTAGGTACAATAAACGTATCCTGATATATGTTACCTAGACTGCCGCCCACACGGCAAGTGGCACGATGAACTTCCCCATCCCAGTTGATCATAAGGCTTTCTAATCCTGCATTACATTGCCAGCCCTTAAATTGATTCATATGTGTTTTAATAATATCGTTGGCATGCAATGTTCGATTATCATCAATACTACAGTTTGGTTTTACTGTTGCGTCTTGTTGTAATAACCACTCCAGATCTTTGCCGTCATATCTCATGTCATCAAATACATTATGATCGCCTTCTGTCCAACGTATACGTCTTACTGCAAACTTAATACCTATTTCTTTAAATTTCTTAACAACAAATTTAACATCTTCCATGTATTCGTGATGGGCCATTACATTGACAAAAAAGTCAGTTTGAGTTCCGTCATAATATTCTAATATTGTAGTAAGTACTCTACGCCAGTCGTGTTCGAAGTGTAGACTAAAAACTAGGTGATTAAAAAACATCTCGTGCTGTAAGTACCATCTACTCGGTCTTGTGCCATTTGTGGTTAAGTTGACCCAAAATATGCCCTTGCGTTTAAAGTATTCTAGTATGTCTTCAATATCCGGATGTACAGCAGGCTCGCCGCCGGTAAGACTTATGCGTATGGGCTTATCTAATGCCACTAGTTGATCTACTGCTTTTTCTATTACATTTATATCGGTATGCGGACTAAAGTTATCATGTATGCTACTAGGACAATATGTACAATCGTAGTTGCATCGCTTACCAAGATTCCACTCTACTTTGATTTGATCCTGATGAGGCCATGCACTGGTAATTTTATGCATAATTTTTAAATTCCGGAGTCACATCAAAGAAACTCTGACCACGTGTTATATCTAATCTACGATTAAATTCTATACAGTCATTCCAGAGATAGCTGTTATCTTTGGCTAGTATAAAATTAATTATGCCGTCAATTTGCTTATACGTTAGATCCTCTAACATTGGATGTTTTTTCACTAATTTAAAACTGGGAACTAATTCTCTAACAGCTCTTAGTTTGTTAATGGTGAGTATTTTTAAGTCGTTAGGTAAAACCTGTATAGATAATGCATTGGGATATTGTACCATGTTTGTATAAAACACTATTCCTATATCATCTAAAAAATATTTGATCATTTTATCTAATACAAGTGCATTACTAACTTGAATAGCAACTGCTCCTACAATTCGACTAACATTTGGAATGGTTTGTATTTGTCTAATATTATTTACGAGCTCGGCCCAAGAGGCATTACCACGGACGTATTCATAGCTATCACCGATACCATCAATGCTTACGTTAACAGCTACAGATTTAAACTTAGGCCAATACTCCCAGATAGTGCGATTGCTTTTTCCCAAGGTAGTTAAATTAGTTGCGTATTTAATTTCTATGTTATTACCATAGGGTACAAGCATATCTAATATACGATAATGCTGTGGATCCATTAATGGCTCTCCACCTGCAAACTCCACACGTCTAAAGTATGGTAACAGTTTTTCGAAACTTGTCCACCAGTTATCTGTATCGTCAAATTTGTCTAGATACGGCTTTTTTAGTAAATTAAGATCTTTAATTGACTGCACAACAAAGTTATTTTCTTTTGTATAGAATTCCTCTACTTCTTCCCAATCGTTCCAGCTAGTGCTGTCAGTTGGATTACACATGCGGCATTTTAAATTGCAAAGATTATTAAGTTTAATTTCCATAGTAGGAATCTCAAACGGCATGGTATAATCTTCTGCTAGATTATCTAGTGCATTAGGATATAAGTTAATACGTGCCTCTGGAATGTTTCCAGTGATGTGCCGTTGTCTTAGACTTTCTACACCCTGATCCTCTAGATTAAAGCATGGAGCACATTCAAGAGGACGCTCGCCCGCAAGTACCTGCTTGCGAATTCTGCGCATTGTATTATTGTTCCAAATTTCTTCTAAACTTTGGCATTGTATGTTGCCAACGGCTGCACTACGACAGCAGACTTTAACTGCTCCGTCTTCGCGTGTTGCTAATCCTGTAAAAGGATGCATACAAAATGTTTTACTTTGATTGTTCAATTGCCCACTCTCTTTCTTTGCACCAGAAACAATGTCCACAAATTGGAACATCTTGTCCTGGAGTATATGTTTTATAGTTGATGTTTTCAAACTCGCCTTCGCAACTTCTTGTAATATTAAACAAATCCATAATACCTAACTCTTTATATTTGTTAACTACCCATGCCTTATCGACAAATCTAAACGGATGACTAACAACTTTATCCATGTGTATCATGTATTCCAAGTGTTTTGTTTCTTCGTTGCGTTCGATGTTGCGTTCTTGCATACCGCTAAACGATGCTAGTCTAGGATTATGTGTAACTGCGTTATAGTATGCATCTACATTATTGTTATAACATACAAACTCTGCATAAGCACGTTGCTGTATATTGTCTCCGCTTACTTGTTTGCCGTACTCGTCAGTTAAGCTAGGACCGATGTTACCGTATTCGATATCCGGTGCAATAAAATTAATATGTCTTTTAAATTTAGTATGATAAAATCTTTGGAATAACCATTTATATACACTGCCGGCATCATGTTGTTGCCAGGGGCGAGTTTTCCACATACGCACATGAGTAATTATATGCACAGTGACATCTTGGTCTTTAGCAAGCTCGCAAATAAGATATGCTAACAGCGCCGAGTCCGCACCGCCGCTTAGACTGATAGCAACATTTTTCCAACTTGAGTCAAAGGGAATATTAACTGCCTCGATCATAACCAGTCCCTCGAATGCCATGTAGGTTTTTGCAGATATTTTATATCGATTGGTTCTAACTTTCCTGCTAATTGTAAATCAGCAAAACCCGTAGATGCTCTTGCAGAAGTTGAGACGTAATAGTCTGTAAATGTATTTTTAATTGTTTTTAATATTTCATTTTCTTTTTCAAGGCGATATTCTAAACTATATAAAAATCCAGTTCCTTCGTAGGCAAATATGTTTGACAAAATAATCATAATCGATAAAGATTTATTAAAATGATCAAAACTGTAAGATTGTGTTAACAGGTCTATTTTAACAAATTCGTAGGATACGTTATTAATTGTTGGGACATTATTTTTCCAATAGTCTAATGCTTTTTGATTATAATCATACATTACTACCTTAACTGGTTTTATTTTGTTTATTATTTCAGTCCACCACAATCCGCTAGCTGGAACAAATACTTGTTCAAAATCTGTGTTTTCAAATATCCCATACTCAGTATTACTTGTATGTACAAACTCATCAGCACAATAGCTATGCCGCATATAGGCCCATTGAGAATGTTTTAAAAATTCTGTTTGATTTTCTGGATAGTAATGTTTTTTATTATTTCTTATATCGTTATCAAATACTAATACAGGCAAATCGTTTTCAAACGCCACTTTTAAAATGTTCCACCCGTGGCACTTATGATTATATTGCTTAACCTGATCTCCACCGCTGATTGTCTTAGGAGTATAGTCGTCGTGCCAGTTTTCACGACTTCGCCAAGGAACATCTTGAGTATGTATTGCACCGAGTTTCTGCTGACCAATCTCTGGATAACTTAATTCTTTAAATTTGTTTAAATTAATAAAATAGCATTGATGATGCAACTCATAGTATGCATCGCTACGATCTAATATATGCCCTGCTAAAAATAAGTCATGATGACTAAGTTTTTCTATTTCTTCAAAGAACTTTTTTCCGTTGATAAATTCTGTTCCAATAGAGAATACAACAGCAAAACTATATCCGGTATTGGCAGCATAGTTCAACAAAATATCTTCGTCTTGACCTTGAAGTATATCGTATCCCTTTGAATGAATGTTAGTGATAGTTAAGTCTGCTATATTTTTAACAAGTTCCGTAGTCCAAGAACTTTGATATGTGTGAGAGTCATCAACCATACAAAATGCTATTGGGCTTTTGGAAATCTTATACTCGACTATGTTCATATTGTTTATTATAACTTTTTACAACTAATTCAGCAAACTCTTCTTTTTTATTTCCAATTATACAATGAGCAATTAAGTGTGTTCTAAATAATGGAGTAGGATTATATACAGCATGTGTGTTAGTTATGTTTACTATAAATGCCTTGCCTTCACTCCAAGGCACCTTACCGTGATTTTCGATATCCATATAACAGCCCTCAGGATGACTGATAGCAACATTGATAGGGATTATATGGTCCATCATATCAAACTCGGTATTTTTAATACCATTGGGGGCATCGCAATGCGGCATTACAAAGCCTCCGGGTTCAAGTTCCATAAAACGCAATCTTGCAAATTTTTCACAAGGAAATCCTTTCCAAAATTTTGTTATTGTTGGAGTAATCTCGGATAGGCTTGTCCACTGATAGTTAATTTCATTTTCAGCGTTGGCATATTTTTGCCAATGGCCAGTTTTATCAACCGATATTCCGTGTATACAACAACTCCGCCAACCTTTGTGGCCGCCGTCTTCTCTATGATCGACAAAGTAGTCTTTGACTAATTTGGCTTCTTCTTGCCATATAGATAAATCAAAACTAATATCTAGTTCAAGCCAGCCAATTGGTTTCCGTAAAATCTCTGTTGCCTGTTCTATGATATTCATGAAAATATTTAGTGCGCAGATTATTATGTAAATAGAGTTATGATTGTTAAAACACCATATACAGTAAATTTGGATTTAATTAATAATGCACTAGCATCAGTACACACTTTTGATTTCAAGACATCGTTAAATGAACCCGTTGGAGATTTTTTCTACAGTCCTTGGGCAATTAAACAAGAGTTTATAGGAACACCGTGGGAACAAATACTACATTCACTGCCACCGATAATTGGTGAGGCAAGAGTCATTCGTTTAAAAGGCAATGAATCTTATTTTAGTCATGCCGACACCGATGATAGGTATCATTTAAACTTAACAGGTAGTAAAAGTTTTTTAATTGACTTAGATTCACATACACTGTATCCTACAATATGTGATGGGACATGGTACGAGATGGATGCTGGGGTTAGACATACTGCTGCAAATTTTGGAAATCGTGATAGATATCAATTAGTTGTTAGAAAATTATTGCCACGTAACAAATTATACGATAGAGTATCGGTTAAGATAGTATCTACTATCACTGACCTCGATGAAGCAAGATACCAGTTTGACGATTTAATTAGTCCTTGGATGAATAGAACTATTAAACAAGGTAAGATTGATAAATTTAACTACGTTGATGGAGTTATAATGTTTGATTGTGAGAGATTAGAATTTGAAGTTTTAAAAAATATGTTGCCCACGGAGTTTAAACTAGTATGAAACATCATATAGCTACACTCGGCAAAGAAGTTTGTGAAGGTCTAATTAAAGAACTTAGCACTCACATAGTCGAACCTAGTCACGGGCATATGGAACTACCCAAAGATAATCCATACTATAAAGATTATCTTAATCAGACTGAGATATTAAAATCTGTAGGATACGACGAACATACTGTAGAATATCGTCACTATCAATCCGGCATACATTTTCATAAAAATTATGAACTTGTCATTGGCATGGCAGTTAATGCCAAACCGCTAATGTGTTGGGTTAGTGAAATACGTCCGGGAAAATGTACACCATGGCATTGGGACATTAACCCCCAGGAAAAAGAACACGAACAACTAGGTACGCTTGTAAGATATTTTTGTTTTTTAAGTAAGCCAGCCGCAGGACATATATTTGTCACAGCCGACGATGCATATTATATGGAACAGCAAGGTGCCATATATCAATATGCCGATTTACATTCCTGGCATGCAGGTTCTAATGTTGGACTGGCACCTAAGTTTCTATTGACCTTTACTGGCTATAAGTAATTTGAATGCTTCTGTAAACTTACCATCAATACGTAACCCGTAGCTTTGTTCCATAGTGGCATTACCACCGTGCCAATCTTGATCATTCCACCACGCAGCACGACTATTGATGTATGTATGATTTCTAGTTTCTGGGTCCCACAAATAAAACGGTTTTTTTGTATTAGGTCGAATGTGTATAAACTCGTTTATATTTTCAGTGTATCCCTCTTGCAATCCTCTTTCACCGTCTAAGTCTCTGTGTTCAAACGGAATTCCCCCGGCTTCACAATGGAAGAATATTACTCGTCCTATATTTTCAAATATACCTGAGGTAATTAAATTTTCTACCCATGCAACTGTTCCTGGAAAGTGTGCAGCTTCGGGTGTGAGTTTTCTAGTAGCACTTCGATCATCCCAACTACCTTGTTCCCATAGGAAGTAATAAATGTAAGGATCGTATGCTCCCATGGCCATTTTAATATATCGAGTAAATTTATTGCGTACTGTAAAATCTTGAAAGTCTCTGTATAAGTCAATGCCGCCCTGCTTAATGGGATTGTCGTCTGGCAAGTCTAAGAATTCTTCTATTGCTTTATAGATAGGTTTCCAATTAGGAATGTAACTCATATCTTCTATTTTAAAAGCGGGCTTCATCCAGGTGCCTTCTTTAGCAAATTCGCGAGCATCTGCAAAGCCTCGAAATATTTCGGGTTGCAATTGATCGAACGTATTCATATCAAGAAATGGGGTCATATCGATATATGGCTGATTGTTAATACCTTTAATCATAAATTGCTTTTGCCTTTTCTATAAAGTCTGCAGGATAATTTGTTCTAAAACTTTCAAAACATAATTCTTGTAGTTTACCTAGTGGTTGAGGGGCATTCCAGTCTAATCCCATTGCCTCCACTTGCTTACGCATAATTTCTTGCCGTTGACTGTGAATGTGGCTGCTATGATCTGCTATGCTAATAGGTCCTTCGTTTTCACGATATGTAAAAAAGTAGTTAATACTTTTTAATTTGCCATCTACTATAAAATAACTGCTAGGATGCATACTGAATTTATACCACCCTAAATTGCGATGTGTTTGAATAATGTTTAACATCTGTTCTTGCCAATCAGGTAACACCCTATCATAGTTTTCCGTTAGGCATCCTGCACGGTTCCAAAAATCTAGTCCGTCAATTTCTAAATACAATTTTCTGTTATCAAGGTCAATATTTTTAATTGTAGGAACTAAGTTAGGGTAATTGTTTCTCATCTGCGTAAGGTAGTTAACTTCTCGCAACCATTTTAATTCCATTTTATTAGAGTCGACAATCTCGTTCTGATCTTTGTGATAATTTACATCGTTGAAATACCATTGAACAAATGTTTTTTTATCTTCGGATATAAGGCTGGTATAAATGAGATTGTTTCTTGACAATCCTACGCCGGGTATATCGTTCCAATAATAATCATACTTCATAGGTATATCGCTTGGTCTTTAAATTTTTCTAAACTTCTTGCTAATAATGCATTGTGCTTTTCGTTATCTAAAATTCCTGCAGCAGTTAAAATAATTTTAGGACGATCATTTTTTAGTGCCCCGTGCCAACAATCAAAATTGTTGAAAACAAAACACGAATACTCTGGATTTACCTTAACTATGATTTTTTCACTGTCAGGTGTTTTAGAAACATAAAATGTATTATGTTCTGGAGCAGTTAAGTATATAGTGTAGCGCCTAGGTTCGGTAGGATTATTAGGATCGAGTGTATCTTGGTGAGCAGGTATTTCGTTTAGTTGATACAACATACCACTGACAGTTAATTGTTTAAATGGCAGTTGTTTTATGCAGTTAGCAATTTCTGGAAATGCTTCTTCAAAGCCGGGATGAAATAGTACTCCTTCGTTCTCGCCTTCCACTCTACGATTCTCCCACATAGCTGGATCATACCTGCGCCAGTCTTTTGGTTGTTTGCAAGTTGATATCATAGCCCACGCATGCCGCCCTTGTTTATATTCCCAATAGTCAGTATCTGTTAATTTATGAGCTTCAAACCATTCTAAGACTTTTGTTTCGTCGGGTATCTTAACTGGAATGTCGATTGGTACGTATGCTAATTTCATAATGTGCCCGTTGCCTTTAATAATTCAGGCAAGCTTGTTTGTTTTATTCTAAAAATAATAGCAACACGATCTTGTTCAGAAGCATTGTATGTAAAATGCGGAATCGTAGTATCTAGTAAGTAGACACTACCGTCACAGTCTAAACAATAAGCAGTGTCCTTGTTATCTGTAACAAAGGTAATAGCAACTCCGTTAGTAAAAATTGGAATCCATACTGTACACTCATCTTCTTGATCTGAATGCAGACTTACTTTGCCACCCGGCGGCTGAACACTCACTGCCCAACGATACGCATATGGTATTGCTGCCTGTAATCTTTCGACGATACCAAACACTAATTCGGTGTTTCTATATTCCACAGTTTCTAATGTACTGATATTCCAAGGCGGACAAGGTAATGTTATATCTTTTAAATTGCTTTGTATGGCCCAACCATGGGTGAGCAGATTGGCAGGATCTGCATGAGCAGCATCTCGCCATTGTTTAACAACAGTATCTCCACACTTACTCCAACTCCAATCTAAATGTTGAAATCTAGTGTTGAGTGTATTATAATATTCATGCAGTTCTTTGATGTCAACATTAAAATTTAATTTGGTTAGAATATTTTCTATCATCATATATTTAAGTAAATAAACTGCTACTATAAAAAATGTACAGATACGATCTATCCAATACCGAAATTAAAATATACTACGAATCAAGTCCGGAGTTTGAATCCGTACGAAACATCTGCCTGGAAGAAAATAATTGGTTACGTAGTAACTATACCAAAGAAAACTTATTGGTAGAGCAACACACAGGCTACGGAGTGGTCTATCAAAAGTCAACTGGTAAGCCTATGGTAATGGGGGGAGTGTTTAATGACGGGCGATATCCAAAAAATATAGCCAAGCAGATTAATCGACTCTACACGTTTCCCGAATTTCGTATGAAGCATACCGATATGACTGATGGGTTTAGGGTTACCTGTAGTTTAATCGATGCATTAGAAAAAGTAAATTCGTATGATGTATATTTGATTACTATGCAAAATAGGCCGCGTGGCGGCAAACGTTGGTGGGATGCTTGGGTTAAACATATGAGCATTGCTAGTAATAGTAAATGGTCGTTGGGTTCCGGATACATTCAAACCTGCAACGCACAGGTACAGAAGTGTTGGCAAAATTATGTTTACTACGAAGCAGTTCCGGGGAAGTTTGCAGAATGGAATCCTGCAATAATTAATGACGAGGGCTGGGCAGCAATGCCTGAAGGTATATGAATTTAAATAACAAAGTTAGATTATTACAAACGTTCAATCACTTAGCAACCATTCCTGCTATTGTCTATGCTATCTATACACAACAACATTATCTATTTGCGATTGCATTTATATCTTGGTTAATAATTGGTCCTATCAGCAGTGTTATTACCTTGCATAGGTTGTTAACACATCGAAGTTTTAAAACCTATGAATGGCTAGAAAAAGTGTTGAGTTATATTAGTGTAATCTCAACAGTAGGTCCTACAATCAGTTGGGTTGCATTACATCGACAACATCACGCAACCTCCGATAGAGAAGGTGATCCGCATAGCCCGTATATCAACGGAAAGTTTAATTTTGTACAAGCGGTTAAGGTGTGGTTAGGGTATGATTGGCAAATTCCTAATATTCCCATAGGTTACGTCAAGGATCTTATAAAAGATAAAACACACAAATTTATTTTTCAAAATTACTTTAAAATAATATTTGCATTTTCTTTAATAATAATTTTGTATGATCCAGTATTATGGTTGTTTGTCTATGTAGTTCCAGCTAGTATGACAGTTCATTTAATTGGAGTCGTCAATGTATTTGGTCATCGTCACGGATATCGAACATATGATACTAGAGATCAAAGTACCAATAGCTGGATTGCTAATATTGTGAGTTTAGGCGATGGGTGGCACAATAACCATCATGCTAAAAGTGGTAACAGTCATAGTGGAGAAAAATGGTGGGAGTGGGATTTAATGGGTCGTCTTATTCAGCTAATTAAACGCTGAGCATCAACAGCATCCCGAATAATCTCAAACAGTTTTTGATTATATTCATCTCCGCCTATGTGGTTTGGAGAATTAGTTCCTTTGCTACCCGATACATGAGAAAAATATCCCAACGGGTAATCTAGTTCAAACCCGTGTTTAAATTTGTAGGTGTAATCAGCATTCTTAAATTTCCAGTCAACCGGAAAACACCATGCATGAAATATCTTAGAATTTATCTTTGATAAAACTGCTTCGTCAAAGTATCTCACGGCTGCTGCTGCTTCGGCAACTACTTTTTCTTCGTCATACAAATATTTGTAATACATATCAACAGCGTTCCAAACATTTGGATCAGAATATTTGCCACCGATGTATGTAGGTTTAATCTTCCGTACTACCCTATCAAAAAATCTATCCGGGTTTGTCCATGCAAAAATACAGATGTCAGGAGGAGATTCGATAAAATCTGGAAATTGTAAAAGTATTGTATCCCATATGCTAGACCCAGGTTGACCTAGATGTGTTATTTCTGCGTCATAATGATCTTTTAATTTTTCTATGTAAGTCTTGTATGGCATTGGTTTGCCATCAATACCGTATAGGTATGCACAAAAACTATCTCCAAAGAATCCTATTTTCATTTAACATTCCTATAATTTAAATTTAGCTGTTGAAAATTTATAACTTTACTACCAAACAAATAAAGGCCAGCATAAAAATTATTTTTATCAAATTTTTCTATTGTTAGTGATGGAAAAGAATCTTGATTGTATACTACTTGATTCTTGATATAACTATTTGGCCAATTAGCAACTTCATTTTTAACTTGCTGAATTATGTCATCAGTGCCCTTGATGTTTATCCCACGTTGAACATTCTGTTGAAATATATTTTTATGTATTTGAGTACTATCACCGTTATCAGATACATGAATGCAAATCGCCATTAACGGTTTATTAAAATAATTTACCACATGTGTTGAGACATGATGGCTGTCTAAAAAATAACTAGTAATTTCATCCGGGGATGTAAATTCGTTGAAAGACGAAACTACTCTATTGCTAGTTGGTTGATACCATGCGGTCCATTCTTCCACTTCGAGTAAATTATAAATTAATCCTCTTAAATATCCGGGATGTATTTCCCACCAACGCATACGAGAATTCCATACTGCCTGTACTGGATATTTCCATCCCACAGTCAAGTACTCACTTAGTACCCATTGTGTTTTAAAAAAGTGCGAAGAATTGTCGGGATCGTTGAGATAATTTAAAAATATTTTTCTAAATGCAGTTTTGGATGGTAAATGCACTCGGTGATCATTTTTTTTAAAATTAATTAATTGTAAAGAAAATTTTCCATAGAAGTCTTTGCAAAAATCCCAATTAGAATTTAAGTCACTACTATCGGTCATGTGATTTGAATGTAATGGAATAAATTGATTAATTATAAAATTTTTAATGTTCTTCATAATATGTCCAATAATTAATTTGTAAGCATCTTCTAATTTCAGTAAAATTAGTTAATGGATAACTGTGAACAGTATCTTGACTTGGCACAAAGAAAAAACATCTATTGTCAGCTGCTGGTATTCTATAATCATCGCTGAGTGCAGTTCCCGGATACAATTTTTTGTAGTCGGTGTATACAATTGCTGTTAATTTTTTTTCGGTTCGATCAGTGTGTGGATGCAGATAGAATTGACCGTAGTCACTGATAACCTCCACTCTAGGAAACAATCCCTCAAATGACTGATTAGTCTGTTTCTCAAAAAAATCTCGATACTCTCCCTGATGTAAGCTTTGATATAGGTTATAAAGATTAGGATAGGTATCTTGATGTTTGTCGGTTATAAACATTCGCACACTGCCCGATCGTTTTCCGTAAACTTGCTGTTCGTGGGCACTGCCTATCTGTTTGACTTCTGCCAAACAGTTTGAAGATAAAAAGTCATCAACTAACCAGTGTTGCCACGGGTCTATTATTATTCTAGAGTTTAGCATGTTAGAGTTTTTTCAAATATATCGAAACTCTCTTTCCCTAGTAATGTACCTTGAATATTACATCTATTGCATGGGCTGCAACTTTTTCTATCTCCAGCTAGTAGATGTTTTCTGTAAACATTGAATTTTTCACCTAACCAAATGTCTTGTATAGTTTCATTATAAACATTTCCCATGTTAGTAAACTTACCAACATCATTATTACACAACAAAACTTTACCATCCCAGTCAATAAAAAATTTATAAAATGGCAAATAACATTGTTTTTCAATATTAAGTTCTTGTGATTCTAATTTAACTAAATCTAGTCTATTGATAAGATTGAGATTATAATTTTTACTTTTATCATAGTGATGTCTTAGAACCAATTCGATATTAATATCCCAACACATAGATTTAAATTTCTCAGATTGATCGTCGTCATACATGCTTATGGAAAGAGTATTACACCCAGCATCAGCAAGTTGTTGCACTTTATTTCTAGTTAAGTTATCGCCGTTGGTCTGTATTTCTAACCACGTTAATTTGGGAATATTATCTTTTAAGATTCTTACACATTGGTCTATGTCGTCGTGTAATAATGGTTCGCCAAATCCGTTTAGACCAATGCGGCCGTTATAATTTATATTTCTTAAGTCATTGGCTATTTTTGTTATTAAATCTAAATTAATTTTATATTGTTTAGAAGTGTCAACTGATACAGTACTTCTAGGACAAAATACGCAGACTCGATTACAAGTTTCGATAGGATTTATAACAATACTACGCAATGCAGACATAACATCTGTGGGACCAGATAACTGTAACTTTCTAAGATCAAAAATGTTCATGAAATATTTACCTAGTTAAATTGACGTATAAATATTTCATGGGAACGTTCCACATTCAAGATCCGCAACTAAGCTACATTCATATTCCCCGCACTGGCATGGGAATGAAAAAAATTATTTCATCTTGGCTTAAACCCAACTTCATAGTAAATGACACCGACAGTTGGATGATCGATCATCCTAATTTAAAAATGGTTAGGGATCATATCCCAACTGGAAAGACTGTTAGTGTTGTTCGCAATCCATGGGCAAGGGTATGGAGTTTTTATAGAAAAATTTCTTCTGAAGGGTATTGGTTAGATTGGAATGATCAATCACTAATGGATTTAAAACCCTTTGATGATTGGATAGAAGACTATGCTAATCCAGAAATAGTATTTGACTTTCCTAGGTGGTTTAATCGATTTCATTGCCAGATAGATTTTTTAAATTATAATAATGAATGTGTTGATTTTATTTTAAAAGCCGAACAATTAGAAACTGATTTTAAAATAGTTCAAGAATATTTGAATTGCAATGTTGAGTTACCAGATTTAACTGAGTTTGATCATAACGAGCACTGGAAATATTTTAGTACAAAAAGTAAAAAAACAATAGCAAGAATGTTTGAAAGAGATTTAGATTTTTTAAAGTACACATATCCAACATGAAAGAACAGTTAAAACAAAAAATAGAAAGCTGGTCTAAGGATAAGCTAACTGAGTACACGCACGGAGCAGAGATTCCGGTATTTGAAGATAAGAGTAGTTTTATCCAAGAATATGCAGATGATGGAATCTATATCTATAGCAACAAATATGCAAAATTTTATGGAAATGACGGATCTGTAGTATCACTGTCTGATCATTTTACAGATAATGATCCAATAATTTATAATGAGTTGTATGAAATTTCTATTTCATCTCCTTATAAATTTTATCAATTAATGGAACACAACATTATACAGGTTGCCGGAAAGGATTATATGTATTTGCGTTTTTCATATCCTAGTAACAAGCCCGCTATTCCATTCTGGGCATTTGAAAGTGTCGATACTGAGTATATGCTATATTATATTAAATCCATTGAATTTATTATCAACACATTAGATTCTTTAAATCTTCCATATCCCGATGATGCAATTAATATAATGAAATTTTTAAAAGATCCAGATTCTGATAATGTGTATTGTTGTCCTATCTTTGGACCTAATAATTGGAAGTTTAGTCAAACAGATAAAAATGAATTTCTAAAAGAACAAATGCGTAGAATAGTTCATCATAAACAAGTAATGACTGTAGACACTGGAGAAGAAAAACCGTTGTACATCGATTGGGATGTTATAAAAGAAAAAACTAAACTCCACTGGTGGGGACATAAAAATAATCCACCCCTGTGATTAGTTTAAGATTGATTTGCCTTTTCGATAATTTTTTTAGCTTCTTCTTTACAAGAAGCACAACAAGTTGGATTATCCCAATGTACGGGATCTACAAAAATTTGATTTTTTCCATTCCACTCTTGTATCATACTATCAGCATGTGATCCGGGACCAAACACCTGTCTAAACGTTTCTTGCCATGCATATAGATTAGCTTCAAATTTTCTAATTACCTCACCGTTTTGTAAAACAGTGTATTTGGCATTATAATCTTTGATAGTATTCATTAACTCAAATCTACCCAACCAGAATTCTTTGTATATCCTTGGAATTTGTCTAGTGTTTTATTATAGACAATATGTCCTGGCATTTGTGGTACGGCTAATTTTTCTTCTTCTGTTAACCCCGATGATGAAAACAAAGGAGCTATGAATACTGGTCCAAGTAGCCCCGCGGTGGTTAATTTCAATTGGGCATCCATTGAATAAAGATATGTATTACCTGTAAGTTGATTGTTGTATGAAAATATTTTGCAAGATATTCCACCAAATGATTTATAACCTTCGCCTTGAAATCCTCGAAAATCTACAGTATGAAGACAATCTTGATCTTCAACATTTATTGGAGCATCGTTACTACCTCGTGATCGAAGCAATGAAATTCCAGCAAATGAATTTCCAAATGGTCCAGTGGCTGTAGATTCGCCGGCAAGTAGATTTATTTGTTTAATTTTAAAATCTATTTCATTAGACGCTGATTTAACAGTGTCTACTTTTAATTCAGTAATTGATGCAGATCCGGCATCAACACCAAAGGCGAGTAATTTATTCTCTACTCTAAGATCACCGGGTATAACGCCGTAGTCGTTCTTTAACAACGCCCCTGCAGATTCTAATTTTGATTTACTATAGATTGTTGGATTCACATTTGCAACAATACCGTCATCGGTGTGTGCAAAAGATACAGTGTCGCTGTCGTTGAAATTTAGTGTATCTACATTTAGATTTATTGATTTGTTGTAATTTCCAGCTTTTACAGTCACCGTAGTTTCGATATCTAAATCAGCTGCCCAAGTCATTCGTCCTCTAGCATCTACAGTAAAGGTAGGAATTTGCTTGCTGTTTCCGTATTTTCCAGCGGTAACTCCGGACATAGCGATTTGAATTTGGCTCATAGTTTAAAATCCATTATTTGATAGTGTATTTATCGAAGATCAAATTAAAGAACGGTGACAGACTCGTCCTTTCTCAATGGCCTGTAGATTTTGGAAAATTAGCTTGAGCATACGTCTAAACGGCTGATCGTTATAAAACCAAAAATAATAGTCTGCTAGGTAGCTGTCAACTTTAATTACTCGCTTTACATTGCTGAGTTTTTTAACAGCAGTTTTTCCAAACTTTCGATGTAGATTATGTGCTATGTTTACTGAGAATGCAAACATTTCATCGGGGTCAAGATAATAGTCTCTCTCAGCAATGCCCGTGTCAGTTGTTGACGACTCTTTACCGCGAAGTTTAAACTGTTTTCTGTGTATGCTTTCGTGACACAGTGTGTCTGCAATATCTTCTATTATAAATTTCTTCAGTCCGGGAGTTAGCGGAAAACGCTTTTTATAACTCGAACAGCAGATTTGAAGTTCGATGTCTTTAGGAACTTCTGAATCAAAATAACCGTTGACCATAAAACAATCCTTTGCGGATCTGGCTCGTTGAAATGTTATTTTTATCCCGGATTTTCTAGGCAGTATCATTCGTACAATTTTTATTAGATCTTCTGTACTTAGATACTCTGTGCGATTTAACTTTTCCGATAAACACGAAATAACCCTGTTGGGGTCAATAATATCATTGTCTGTAAACAAATTTTGCATACGTCTACTCCAAAGGCACACTAGCCCCACTGACGTATTTATAAAATGTGATCGGCTACGTTAAGTTCTAAAACTTCTGCAGAGCTTAGATATACATCACTTGCAGGTAGAAGTTTACGCTTGACAACAGATGCTGACAACCCAGTGGCCGATTTAAGAAAATCAACCATGTTAACATTGCACAGCTCGTTGCCTTTCATTGTGGCTTTGAGATCGTGATATTTACTTTCCATGCTTTCAGTGAACTGATGACACATAAAGCTAGTATTAGCGGCAGCATATCTTTGCCCCTTTGAGCCTGCTGCAAATATCAAAAATGCTGCACTCATTACAGCACCAATTCCTATAGTTCTAATAGGATGACGGCTATTGCCTATTACATCAATAAGGGCAAATGCAGAGTACAAATCTCCACCGGTACTGTTTATGTACAGGGTAAGGACTTTATCTTTGGATTCTAAATTTTCGTATAAGACCCATTTTATAGCTGCGGCTATGTTTTCTTCGCAGATTTCACCTGTGAGAAAATGAACTGAATTTTCAAGTAGCTTTAGGTCTATACGGTCTTGAGCATTAAATTCGTCAATCTTTTTCACACAATGGCTCCGTTGTATTATATTAGTACTTATCTAAAAGTACTTGATATTCAACGAAAAATAAAATACACGATTCCTAGATAGGTTAGACTGTGTGCTAATTGGTCAATGCCTAACCAAAGCCAAAATCCGTCGTCTTTTGGAGTATAGTTCTTGATACGATTAATATTCATTTTAGCCCAATCTATATGATAATGGACTACAAAATCTACAAAGGCCAACCAGATTGCATATTGCGGTGCAAAAAACAATAGAATAAGGAGTGTAAACAAACCGTGAAATGCGCTGTGATGAATTCCACCTATTGCACCGTAGGTTCCTTTTTCAAGAACCATGTAGTGGAACTGAATTACAAAATCGCAGAAGAAGTGCTTAAGGGTTAGCAGTGTTAATACTATGAAAATTGTATCTATCATATAGTGTCCCATTCGTTGGTAATTTGACTCCAATGACGATTGTCATAGAAATTAAAGCGAAAACAATAACCAAATAATCCTAGTTCAATATCTAATCCAGCGTGACTTTGTCGCATAGTCCAATTAAACATAACAGACACAAGTGTAAAATCTCTAGTAACTTCTAGTTCGATAAACTTGTTTTTAAATGGAGTTTTGTAGACACGATTCCACAGATTCTTAAACGTATTACTCCACGGGTTACGTAGATTAAAATTAAAGCTGATCATTGCTTGAATGTATCCAATGCTTCATTTTCAACATTTTCAACCATGTGCAACATAAAGCGATATGCATCCCATGCAGTTTTAACACTTTGATTTTCGCTGAGTGCAGTGGGGAACATGTCTACCCAAAGACTATTTTCTGGTTGCATGTGACGATGCAGACCTTGACGGCGTGGCTGCAAAAGTCGATTAGTATCCCATAGTGCTCTTGCAACATCTATGCATTCCTGTCGATCGTAGCCCAACAGATAATTCGGCTCATACAAATAAGTTTGAATAACACCGTCTAGTTGTTCTACTGATGAAATAGATGTTGCAGTAATAATAAAAGCAACTTCGTCGAGTCCAATATCACCGTTGACAATGTCACGAACACAACGACCCAAACTAAATCCGATTTTCATTTTGTTTACCTAAGTATGTTAATAACTTTATTATACAATCAAAGTCTAAGAATGTCAATCGCTGCCCCAGCGCATTGCAAACATTATAGCATCTTGTTCATGTTCAAAGTACCATGCCCTGCAATTTCTATCCGATAAGTCTCTAAACTTCTTTTGGCAATTTGCTAGACACCATACTAGCTTTTGATTAAACTCACTGTCCTCTACTCTAACAACGTGATATTGCTCAAGCACTGACATAAGTTCTTCATTTGGATGATACTCTCGCTTTGGAGCTTTCATCATTGCAACTGGTGCTGTACCCATTAGCTTTTTCTAAGCAGCATCTCTGTTAGTGCTGGCCCCATAAATTTTGCTGTGATTGTGTAACGATATCCGTAGCTTAGATTATCTGCCATACGATGCCAAGTAGGTGTATCCGCTGCATGTTTCATAACCCATTGTCCAAAATCACTTTTTTCCCACTCGTACAAAGGCTGTGCAGCATATAGGTCTGGGTCGTCAACGTCACCCATGGTAAACTCATGTATAACTAGTTCTCTACATTCTTCCACTCGTTGTTCTCCTTCATGTTGCACTACGTTGTACTTATATTGAGGCGGTCTGTGAGTGTAGGGATTATGATGTTGGAAATACGAGTCGGCTAAAAATTGATCAATTGCGCCCGAGTGGTCTTTTCTTATAGCCATTTCATTATAAACATAGTTGCATCTTTGCTATCTTCAAAGAGGAAGTCTCTACCATTACGTTCATATGCACCTGTGCAATATTCTGTTAACCATATAGTAATGTCTATGGCGTGATTGTTGTCTTGTAGGCGGTCAATCATAACACGGTGCCATCCTATGCCAACTAGCATGCCCCAAAGTACTTCTCGATCAATTTCTCGAGCTAATTCCTCGCCGGCCCTGTTTAGTATTTCGTCTTGTATATTCATGCCCATTTAAGTATAAAAATTGCAGCATCTTTATCATTCTCAAAATAAAATAAAAAACCTGCTGTTGGTGCCCAATCTGGACCACGTAGTTGATATCTACCAATTCCTTGATATTCTTTCTCTACCCAATTAGTTAACTCTAAACAGTTAGGTCGTTGTTCGAGCATCTGTTCCCACGGAATAAAAACTTGAGTCCAGTTTGCTGGCGGAGGCCAAGTGTCATCCTGAATCATCGCCATCTCAATATAAACATCAACCTGTCGGCTTCGTTTTTAAACCAAAACTTACGATTGTTAGCATACCATCGCTTGTGAGGTGTCGGTGTTAGATTCTTAGTCTCGGCCCAGATACTGCCAGTTTCGCCGAATGTTTCATGACACCATACTTCCATATCTGGCCAATAACCGCCCACGGGTTCCACTGTATAGTAACGACTGCCGTAGACTGTGCCTTCACTGAGCACCATGTTTTCTACGGGGCGAGCATGTAGGTCTTCCCACAGTCGTTTAAATGCTTGGCTACTAAGTACACTCTTTCCAAATTGACGACCAGCAATCATCATAGACAGCTGACCTTTTTTGATACCTTGCATTTTATCTAACATACGATACTGCCATGGTTGTATTTTTACTGGACTCATAACCACATCAACTGAAATACAGTTGCTTCGATGTCGTCTTTGATATAAACAGTCCACATAGGATCACCGCTGTTAAAACGATGACAAATATCTGTTGTAGGACAAGTAAGTTTCATCCACTCTGCAAACGCTTGATCGTCGCTAGGATATACCCAACAGTACCAGCCGCGAGGCGGCGGTTCCATTTCCCATTGACTTCCGGGATTAGGACAGGTCTTGCCATCTTCAAATCTCCAATGGCTAACGATTGTTTTTCTTGTCATAGGTATTTGAATAGAAACATACTGTACATTTCTTGATTGACAATTTTAAGTTCTTTGTAGGTCCAACCGCTGGGATGGTCGTTGAACTTAATCAATTTAATACCAAAGCACTCCTCAACCATTCTATCAAAGTGAGCATATTTGCTGCCAGTCTTTGGTTCTTTCTTCCATTGTTGGTAGGCATTATTTAAAGCAATTACTGTATCGTCGGTATTATTTTTCATATATGTTTTATGTTCTGCCAACACCGCCCCACTTCAACATAAACATCATAGCATCTCGTTCATCTGCAAATTGAAAGTATAAGGCATGATAGTGTTCTTCTCGCCATAGGTCTGTGCAGTTATTAATACACCAAACAGCCATTTCTTCAATTTGATTGTGTGTAATGTTATCAAAGTTTATACGGTATGGGAATTTAATCTTAGCACGAGTCACTAAGATTGCATCCAGTGTGGCTATTTTGTTTCCAGCCATCCAATCATGACCAAGTTCTGTGTTTTTCTGCTACCCACTCGTTGCCGTCATACTCGCTTATCTGCCACTCTACATCTGAAGGAATCTCAACAACTTTTAACTCTGCATGCCTTCCGGCTGCTTTTGCGCCCAGTTCTTGAATCACCTGTACTAGGTAAGGATCGTCACGCTCAAGATCGCGATCATGGAAAACTGTATTGCTGTAGGCAGCATTGTGTGCTTGACGCTCTGCAAGAGTCATGTCATGCCAGTTTGCAGGATCGCTTTCTATTCGTTCCTCTGGAGGTACTAGATAGTAGTTGAACGGAATTATTCCGCCAAACTTATCATTGGCCTCAGTCCATACAGGCGTACCACACTTGTCTAGATATGCAAGTATACCCTCGTGACTGAGACCAAATCCGCCGTGAACAGTATTGATCACAACACGGCGAATGCCTTTAATTTCTTTGATCAATGCGTTGTGATCCATATAAGCATTAGTTAAAAAGCATCATAGTGAAAAGCTTTTTCTTTGACCTTAGTCAACACTAGCCGTTCACCGCTGTCATTCATAAACACAAACTTGCTGGTAACTGGATCAACCTGTTTCAAGTCAGTGTTGGAGAATCGAACATTTTCCCAATCGTATCCGTCCTCTCCGTTATCGTCTTTGTCAACAACTTTGTAGTCAAGATTGATTCGGGTAGTCAGCGGATTACCTGCCCACTCAGTTGTCTCTAACAAGTCAGCAATAACATCAACACCTTTGACCTGTAGCTCAACTTTGTATTTGGCTTCTTCGCTAAACTCTGGTTTAGTGTTCAACATTTTCATTACTTCTTG